GGGAACAGGTAGCCGAATTGTCAGATAAAGTAGCTGAATTTAGTGTACCTTTACAGGTTACTGGTGATATAATTACTACAGAAGAATTAAAGGAAATTTCTACTGTAGATGAGGAAACAGTGCAGGAGTTTACCGAGTTAACCATCAAACAACCGGAGACTAATATAAAAGCAGATTTAGAGATTATCAGGGAACAGGTAGCCGAATTGTCAGATAAAGTAGCTGAATTTAGTGTACCTTTACAGGTTACTGGTGATATAATTACTACAGAAGAATTAAAGGAAATTTCTACTGTAGATGAGGAAACAGTGCAGGAAGCAATGGCAGACTGGGGTGATGATCTAAAAGGTCATTATGAAAATTTGTTAAGAACTGAAGAAATACAAGAGGAAAAATAAATGATTTTATTGGAACTATTTAATAACATTTCTGATTACTCTGGTACTCCTGTAAATTTTAGTGAAAGTTTACTAGAATCTCTGTTTTATCTAGAATATGAGGAATCTGGTTTAGTCCTAAAACAGATTATTGAAGAATCATATACAGATGGAATAGATGGTTTTGAGAATGTAGAAAATGATGGTACTACTATCTCTGGTATTTTCTTTGATAAGGTTTCATCTGGGTTGACAAAACGTTACCAGTTTGAGGTGACAGAGGATCAAGTCAGTTATAAATTACTTAATCCTGAAGATTTAGATGGTGCTGATTTTGATGAATTAGAGTTTGCAGCAACTACCGAAACTAAAACACAACCTAAAAAGAAAAACTGTGTTAAAGGTACTTCTTGTGGTGGTACTTGTATTAATAAAGATAAAAAATGCTCTAGTGAGAACTCATCGGCTAGTAAGAAAAAAGTTAAAGGACTCTTAGAAAAACCATCAAAAGTACCAAAACAACCTAAAGGTAGCGTTAAAAAAGTACAAGATAAGGTAGCTAAACCACCAAAACAACCTAAAAATACTAAGGTTGCCAAGAATGATAAGAACACTATAGAAGATAAACAGAAAAGGATTGAGGATAGCAATAAAAGAACCACTGTAACCCCTAAGAAAGAAAAAGATGTGGTTAAAGAAGCTGTAGCTAAGGATTCTGACTTTACTGAAATACAAAATAGTGGCATTAATATTCCCGGTATCAAATTGGTACAGGATAAAAATGGTACGCAATACTTTAGAAAACGCGCTGGGTCTATGACAGGTGACAGTACCTATGATGGTGCTAGTGATGTTGTAGGATCTGCCATTTTAAGACAGCTAGGATTACCTGCCCCAGTGATAAAGTTTGATGGGGATAGAATGTTCTCATCAAAAATAGAAGGGGTTGATATTCATAAACAGTTACCAAAAGAACTAAAAGGTAAGGTTTCTGATGATTTTAACGAAAACGGTTTACTCTTAGATGTTGAAGGAAGTCTAAAAAACTCATTAGCCCACCCCGATTTAGCTAAAATATTTGCTGCTGACATATTTACAGGTAATGCTGATAGACATGGTGGTAATCTCATTAGAACCCCAGACGGTAGGTATGCACCTATAGATAATGAGGGTAGCTTTTATATCAAAGATACCCGTGATTATTCTGGCATTATAGAGAGTAGGAGATATAAAACTGTCAGTGACGATATTGATAAATTAGATATAGAATCATTAACAAAAGATCAAGTAACCAACCTAAAAACCGTTAGAGAAACACTAAAAGATTTACTGGACAACCAAAATCCTGACAAGATTTTGAATGATTTTAGGAGATTACATGATTTAGCCCCGAAAGATGCTCCTGTACCTCAAGACATGGAGGAACAGAGAATTGAAGCAGTGAAAGAGAACTTTAAGGATGTTAAATCTTTGTACGATAAACTTAATAAGAAATTAGGAGATAAATAGAATGGCAGAATCTAAAAGGACTATCTTGTATGAGAGAAATCAATTAATGAAAAAGGCTAGAAGAGCTAAAGACATAGGGGATTTAGAGAGTTTCAAAAAATACTCAAAAGAAGCACACAGTCTATTTATTAAAAGTCAAAAGATGGAAGATGATGTTGATGACTTCCCTATATACTAAGAAAAGCAACATCTTATCAAACAATCAGTATGACAACCTATAAATGGGAGTCATCAGTAAGACGTTACCGCGATCGCTCTACAGGTAGGTTTCTATCTCGTAAAACGGTCGCGGATCTTACTTTACTCCGAATAAAACAAGTAACTGAAGATTTACAAAAGCTGGGTGATTCTCTGATAACAGGAGAAAGCACCCTCAGACAATGGCAACAACAATTTGCAGAATCTCTAAAAATTCTCCACACTCAACAATTTTTATTAGGCGTTGGTGGCGATTCTCAAATAAAGGATCGGGATTATAAAACAATTTCTGATATTCTGTTTGAGCAGTACCAATATTTACAAAATTTTGCTACAGAACTTACTCAAGGTAAAGTCTCACAACCACAGTTTAGAAACAGAGTTAATTTATACGCAAAAGCATCTCAGATTAGTTTCTATGCTGGTGAAGTGCAAGCGGCTAAAAACAGTGGTTTTAATGCTGCTACACGAATATTGGCTGATGCAGAACATTGCCAAGATTGTCTAAATTATGCTGCTTTAGGTGCTGTCAGGTTAGAGAATGTTATTCTTCCAAAAACTAAATGTGCTTGTATGGTTAACTGCTTATGTAGTCTTACATTTTCTAATATACCTACAGAACCAACTAGGCAGCCTGAGATTAGAAAAGATATTAAGAAACAAATATTATCTTTATCTCCTAAGCAGATTAAGGAATTAGTTGATGATTATAAATTAGACACTAAAGGTAACGCTAATGTGTTGAAACAAAGATTCATTGATTTTGTATCTACTAAAAACCAGATACAATTAGATAACATAGAAAAGTATATTTTACAGGTAAGGGATAGAATTAAATGAGTATTACCCAACTGTTTTTAAATCTAGACAACTACATAAAAAAGGGGAATAATCTTAGCTTTTCAGAAAGTGATATAACTACTGCGCTGGAATCTCTAGATTTTACAGGTGTACCTAAACAGAGAAAATGCAAAAAGGGATACCCTTGTCGTAAATCTTGCATAAATAAGGGATATAGTTGCAAAGATCCTCTTACTGGGCAAGCTAAGACTTATGCTCAATGGTTAGAATTACAGGCAAAAGCTAAGACTAGAAAACCTGAACAGGTTAAAATAGTAGAACCTGAACCAACACCAGAAATAGTTGTTAATTTAGCTGATTTTGAATCTGTTAAGAGATTAGGTGAAAAAATAGCAAATAAATATGGTAAAAATCTCTATGAAGAGGATGCCATAGAAATAGAAAAGCAGCTAGAAGAACTGAATAAAGAAGTAGACTTAATTTTAAGCAAGATGAACAATAATCTTGAAAATGAGAAGGTGTATTTTGAACTAGAAAAAAGACTTATACAGCTTTCAGATTTAAATGGCGATTTGATTACAAAATTACAAGCGGCTAAATCTGGAGTACCTTTAGAGGAGTATATAGCTTTTAAAGACGCTGAAAGTGAATATCAGTCGGCTAAGATTGAAGTTTCCTTGGCTATGCAGGGGAAAAGTATTGCTTTAAAGAATTTAAGTGATCGGGAATTAGAGGATGAGAAAAACAGAATATTCTCTGACTTTATGGCTAAGGAAAATGAATTTTTTAGAAGAAAAAGAGGTATAGATAAAGACCTGACAGGTCTTTCAGATATATACAAGAACTTAGTGACTGCTGGTGGCAAATCAGAAGCGGATGCAAATACTTGGTTAGATTCTTTAGGAAAACGTACTGCAAAAGTCAAAAAATCAGATCAAGCCCTAAAAGATGCCTATCAGTTAACTGGGGGAAACATCCCTACTTTACGGTCGGTGATTTATGATAAACCAAGAGCCTATGCTAATAAAGGGGCGGGTGTTATTAATGTAGGTAAGAGTGAACAAAAAGCGGTTATTTTTCACGAAGTAGGGCATCATTTAGAGTATTCCAACCCAGAATTAAAAGAATCTGCTAATGCTTTTCTTCAAAAACGAAGTACAGGTCAAAAGGAAACACTAAGAAAAATCACAGGAAACCAAGCATATAAGGCTAATGAAGTTGCATTAACAGACAGTTTCATAAACCCTTATGTGGGTAAAATATATAAGGATGGTTCAACCGAAGTCATATCTATGGGATTAGAAAGATTTTCCACACCGGAAGCGATGAAAAAATTTAGAGATCAAGACCCGGAGCATTTTCATTATATTTTAGGAGTTCTAGCTTATGTTAATAACCTTAAACCATAAAGCTACAGGAGTACAAGCCACTATTAGTACAGAAGGTTTTGATCCTGATGAAACCGTCAAGCCTATTATTGATGCAGATAACCCAGATCTAAGAGAGTTATTAATAAACGAGTTAAATGACTCTTCTGGTATATTTGGGCATCTCATAGATATTGAGTCTACAACTAACTTAGATTTAGCGGCTGCTGCGAGAAAATTAGAATATTTTGATTTTGTATCTATTGACCGGGAAATAGAACCATCCAATTTACCAGAAGATGTAAATACTTAGTACACTCAAATAATTAAGGATATTAAAAAGCATGAAAACACTACCAAAAAATCCCACAGTTGATCAGTACCAAGAATATTTCGAGTCTCTGAATCCTGAGCAGCAAAAACAATTCCGCAAAGCTGGTTTAATCAATCTCATTAATCAGACTTACACTGATAAAGCTGATGATGTGAGAGAAGATGATGATCCCGCACCAGGATCTATTACTTCCGGCGTATTTGTTGATCGAAAAATAGGATCAAGAGCTAGAGAGTTTAGGTTTAAAATCACATCTTCTGGTGGTAATTTTAACTTAGAGTACCGTCCTGTTGACCGTGAAGCACTACGACGGGAACAGGCAGAAAAAAATTAATTACTCTATCAGCTAAGTTTGTTCTTGGCTGATTTTATTTATAGATTTAGGAGAATTGCTAAATGCTTTCAACTTTATTTACCAACTTGAGAGAATATACTATTGCTGATCAGGGTGTGGATTTTACAGAAGAAATTATACCTTTTGCTAGGATATCGGAACTTAGAGAAAATGAATCAGAGCTATTTTTTAGCAGCTTTCAGGAATTATTGAATTTTGATGATAGTGCCTCTTTTGCTAAGATGTCCAATGTTATAAAACCAGGATTGAGAGTACAACAAAAGAATAGAACAATTACTTGCAACCCTAGTAAGACTTACCCTTGTGGTGCTGTGTGTCGAAATCAAGATAAGCCTTGTAAAAATCCGATAGAAGGTCAGGCTAAAACTTATGCTGAGTTTTTAGAGCTACAAGCTAAAAAGAAATCTGAAATATCTGTCAACAAAGTGGATAAAACACAAAATGCGTTTGGTAATTTACCTAGACTGACCCCCGAAAACTTAGAAGCCCTGGACAAATTAGGGACAATCATTACATTTGATGATTCGTTGCCAAGCAATGAGACACAGATTGGAGTAAGACTAAGTAGTGCTTCTAGGTTACTAAAAGACAAAAGAGTTGATCTCCTTGACAGAGAATTAGGGTCAGAGGATATAATTGATCAACATAAAATAAACACTAAAGAGATAGAGGAAAAGTATCCAACTCTTAACTTTAAAAAGCAAGTACAAGATTTAGCATTAGACCTAATTAAATTTGCTAAGGAGAATGATCCTAAAGCGTTGGTGAAACATAAGGGACACATTCACAGATTTTATAAGGATATTAAAAGTCCTACTCCTGTTCAGACAGCAATTTATGAAGCAATTAATGATATTAAAAATAAGAAATAGCACTTTTTAGTAGTGCTTTATAATAAGTTAACACATGGTTTTATAAAACCATGTGTTATTTGGATTACATAACAAAAGCAAACTTTCTAGGAGATCGTTTCATTATGACATTCTCCCTCCTGTATTTGTTTACAAGAGGTTGCCAATCTACGTTACTAATTTTAGTCCTGGCAACAGCGCCAGGCTTAAAAAAGTCTAAATAATCTACACCTAACTGGTTAGCAGCAAACCTTACAAGGGCTTCTGTATCAAAAGTATCTACTTTTGATATGTTTATTGTTATAAAAGTTGTCTCTGTTTCAAAAGTTACGAACATCGTCTTTCTCCTTTCTTTCATTTTTTTTCTTGCTTTTTATAATATATCCCAGGATACCGGTAATGTCAAGTGTTTTAGAAAAAATAATTTTATCTACCCAAATAATATTTTTTCATCTGTCTCTAAAACCTCAGATATTCCTTTTTTAGCATTTGCCCAAGGTTTTGTGTAACCTAGCTCAAACCGACTAATATAACTGGCAGAAATATTGTAACCAGCAAGGATTAACAGTCTACTCAACTGAGTTTGTGTTAGTCCTTTTTCTTCTCTTATTTTTCTAAGGTTCTCACAGGGCGTATAAGTTGGTGGTTTATAGGTAGTCATTTTGCCAATGGATTATAAAATATTTTAAGGATATCGTAGGATATCCTTAATAATAATAACACATATCTAAAATATTTAATGTTATTTTGTATAAAACGATATTTACTCTTATTTAGTGAAAGTGAAAAATGACTTATATGAAATAGAAATATTTTTGGCAGGGACTAGACCCGCAGCTAACGGCATGATGACTACAATCACGCAGGAAGATTTACAGCAGGTTGTAGAAACATATAATCCTGGTTATTTTCGCGCTCCTTTATTAGTTAGTGAGAATTTAGGACATGACATTGGAAACTATACAGATAGTACAGTTTCTAAATCTAAAGAGCTTTGTCATGGAATACCTAAGAAATTAAAGAGAGTAGGGAACAGGTTATATGCTCAATTTGACAAACTCTCTAAAAACTTCGCTGAATGGGTGAGAAATAAGCAGATACATTCTGTTTCTTCTAGTTTCTATCTACCTAACAGCCCCAACAATCCCTATCCAGGGAAATGGTCACTTAGACACATTGCCGGATTAGGCTCTACACCACCAGCTTGTAAAGGATTAGCACCATTACCTGAGCCACCCTCTAACTGGTCAGAATTTAGTGAATATCCGATAAATCTAGAATTTAGTGAAGAGGTGGGTATAGCCGATTTTACTTGTGGTTGTAAAACTAAAAATTATGGAAGAAAAATTATGGGAATGTCACCCTGGTTAACCGTAGCTGATCTTTTTCAAAATTATAGAGAATATCTAATTGAAAAAGAGGATTTAGAAACTGCTGATCGCGTTTTACCATCAGACAAAATTAATGAACTCCGTATGATGTCTGATCTGGATAATGCTAAACAGCAACAAATCTTTGATCTTCAAAGTCAAATTTCTGAATTGGGAATGCAGTTAAGCTATTCCAAATCAGAAGACGATGAAGATGAAGAATATAAACCTTACTCTTATGAAGAAATGAAAGATTACAAATCAAAAATGAAAATGGCAGGGTTAACTGCTGCTGATGCTGCTGATGCTTTAGGTATGGATGAGGCTGATGTTGAATCCATCTTGTCAGGTGAAACAGAACCAACTAAAGAGCAGCGTAAACAACTTGATGGCTATCTAAAAATGGCTATGAAGAATGTGGAAATGTCTGAACTTCTCACAGAGAAAGAACAGGAGCTTAAAGAACGAGAAGACGCTGTTTTTGCCAGAGAACGTGCTTTAGAATACCGAGAAGTCTCCAGTTTTGTTGAGGGTTTAGTATCGGAAGGCAAAGTGAAAGCTTCTAAAAAAGCTGACACAATTACCCTTATTCTAAATACCCCAAATAATTCAGAAGTGGAATTTTCCGATGCTATCGGTTTAAAAACACCGCGTCAAGTATTGATGGAAGATTTAGAAGATCGCCCCGCTTGGAACTTTAATGAAACCATCGTTAAGGATGAGCAAGATCCGGTTAATCCTGATTTCTCAGAAGTTCCTAAAGGTACAAATTCTCAATCTGTACAACAGCATCAAGCTATCGTTGGTTGGTGTAAACAACACAACAAAGATCACACAAAAGCTGCTGATTATTCAAAGGCTATGCTTGCACTCAATATTAGTTACTAATTAAAGGAAACTACCTATGTCTAAACAACAGATTGCCACTAGAGTTGTCACTGTTACACCATCAGCAAATATCACAGCCAAACGTGCTGTCACTATGGCACACGCTCAAGCCGGAGCAAATTCTGTGATTCTTGGAATCGCCGATGAAGATATTTTAGCCGGAACATCTGGACGGGTTGTTTTAGGTGAAACAGCGATCGCCGAAGCCGGAGCGGCAATTAACGGATCTGAGCAACGTTTAATGACGGATGCTCAGGGTCGGTTAATTCCCTGGACAGCTACTAATGTTGTAGCAGCTATTCTCAAACCTGGTCAAACAGCCTCAACAGCAGGACAGTTTGTAGAGGTCTATCCACGTTCTCTATCTAGTGCAGTAGCTTAATTTTTAAAGGAGAAATTCTAAAATGCCTACTTCTTTATACGATTCTCGGCTGAATATTAACTTACCCTTGACACAACTAGCTCAGGGGTTTGTCCAGCCCGATTATGTAATGAAATTACTATATCCTTTGGCTGAAGTTAATGATTACGGCGGTCAGATTGTATCATTTGATGATTCAGCCTATGATGAGATTGATGATAACAGAGCAGATGGTTCTGACTACCCAGAAATTGAGGATACCTTCAACGGTAAACCTTTCACAATAAAAACCAAAGGGATTAAATACAAATTACCCGATAAAAAACGGGAACAAATGACAAACCTCAGAGTTAACTGGGGTGATATGGCTGCAAAAGCTGTAATGAACCGCGCTGGCTTAATGCACGAAATCCAGTGCGCTACTCTAGCCACCACAGTAAACGCTTATGCCACAACTAACCGCATAACATTAACCGCTGGTTCTCAGTTTAACGAAGCTAACGTAGATCCTGATCCCGTTATTCGTGGTGCTAAATCAGCTATTTCCTCTCAGGTAGGTGTTGATCCTAACGTAATGATTTTGGGACGTGACGTATTTGACGCACTTGCTGTTAAATACTCTAGAAATTTTACTGATAACTCACCTTCAGGATTAAGACAGCAACTAACAGAGGATATTCTAGCTAGTATCTTTGGAATGCGGAGGGTAAGAGTCTGTAATGCTATTCGTAAGGTTAATGGTTCTCGTACCAAAATTATGGCTAAAGATATGGTGTTAGCTTACACTAACCCAGATGCTTTAGATGCTGATCGTCTCCCCTACCGTCCAACTGGTGCTATTAACATCATGCAGCCTAGCTTCGGGTACACTTACGTTTACCGCAATAATCCCCTGATGTACGATCCCGGTCGCAATGAAGAAAAAGGTTATACCTTCTATAAATTAGACTTTGACCGTGAAGTTGTGAATACTGGGGTTGATGATGGTTCTGGCTTGATCATCTCTGGTTACTTAATTAAATCTGCTGTTGCATAGGAGCTAAACAAAATGGCTAAATGCAAAATCATAGCTGAACCTGTGCAGCATCTTGGAAGGGATTATAGAAACGGAGAAATATTATCTGCCAGTGAAGCAGTTATTACTTCTCTAGTTTCTATAGGTGTGGCTGTTCTTGTAGAAGATGTAGCACCACAAGAATCAACAGTTCTATCACAAACACAGAGAGAAATACCTCCTAGCGTTACTCCCACAACCCACACACCACGTCGGAGAAGACAACAGGTAGAAACTGAGACAGAGGAAGAGGTAGAAGCATAATGTACGCCACTGCTGCTGAGTTTAAGGAAGAAATAGGTACAGAAGAAACTGTACAACTAACAAATCTAGATAATCCAAGTGCAACAACTGTTAACACTACTAGGTTAGAAAAAACATTATCAGCAGCAACAGGCGAAATTAACTCATACCTTGCTACTAGATACTCTATACCTGTTTCTCCAATTCCTCACATTCTTAAAACCTACTGTATTGATATTGCCTGGTACAGATTGGCTCAAAACAATGCTCCTGAACAATTTGCTACCAGATATAACAATGCAATCGCTAGGTTAAAAGATATTGAAAAAGGGCAAATGCTTCTAGTGGATGATCTTGGTGTTGTTATTGCACAAAGACCTACTACAAACCAACTTATTGATGATCGTGGTCAAACTCTAGATGATTGGACATCAGTTTATGCACCCGGTGGTGATGCTGTTTTTACGAAGTCTAATTTAAGTTTGTATTAAACAGTTATGATCAACGAACTAAGACAAGCAATCATTCAGAGACTAAGCCCATTAAATGATCAAGCCAAGATAATTGGTGATGACACCGATGGAGAAGCTAACCCTAAAATAACTTCAGATTATGTAATTAGAGTTGGTTATTCTGGAGGTCAGTTTGATCAACCACCAACTACAGAAATGGTTTCATTACAAACAGGAAATAAATCTTTTGAAGTCTCCATAGAAATAAAAGATTTAAGGAATGAGACTAAGACTGTAGAACTTCTAGAAAATGTCGAACATTTGCTAATTGGTTTTTGTCCTTGTGTAGATGGTGCAACAGGTGAATTTTATCTACAAAGTGATAGGTTCGTGAGAAATCAAAACGGAATTTATTATTACGTTATAAGTATTGCTGTTTTATGCTTTCTTTTAAAGAGGTGATTTTATGGTTGTTAATGCTCAATATGGTCTAAGAACTTTCTCCAGACTTGGTATTTCTAGATATGCAGTAGTAGGAGCGGCTATTGTTAAAATTCCGATGCCTATTATAACTGCTCCTGGTAGTTTAGCTATTAAAATGAATGAAAACCTACCAGAACTCAAAGGTAGGAACTGTACTGGACAGATCGTAACAGAGTTCACTTATCAGGAAGAAATTAACCCTGAGATAAACCTTACTTTCTCTGTAGCTGCTCCTGAATTTGATACCTTTACTCATGGTCGTTTAGTTAATACTGTCTCGGCATACACTACAGGGTTTACCTACTTTGAGATAGTTGCGAATAAAACCACTTTCCCTGCTAGAACCTCAGGACAAACAGGGTTTGGTGTGACGGCGCAAGCGGCTAATGCTAATCCTGAAATTTACTATATTGATCCTGCTACAAAATTAGCAAAAACTATCGAGATTGTTGCAGCTACGCCTGTAGGGGATCAGATGATAATAGGTGAAAATCTAGCAATCACGCTCAGTCCTGAACTAGCAGCAACTGGGTCAAAAATTGAAGGTTGGCTACCTCAAACTTTCGCAAACGTCACCCTAGCAACAAGTAATCTATTAGAAACTTTTGAAGTTAAAGCGATGGGGATTGACTTCAGAGGAAAAGCAGCTTTCTTTAGAGCTAGAAACTGCTCACGTTTAGCAGGTGGTGACATTACACAACAACCAGAGAGACAGGCAAATATCAGAATCCTGCCTGACCCTAATGATGGTACTGGTTTAGGCTTCCAAATGCTTTATACAAATCTATCTGTTGTATGTTAGATTTTTGGCGACTAGATTATGAAAATGGGGACTTTATTTTAATAGAATCCCCTGTTTTTTTAATTAGTAATAAAGTAAGAGCTTATCATGTGGAACTACTAAACAGAGTTAAGTCTTTACCTTATTACTATTTACCGAGTTCAGATACTTTATTATTTGAAAATTTATATCCGTACTATAAAAATTTAGGAGATTTATTAAAAATAGATATAGATAATCTTGTACCAGAAGCTAGACACTCATTTTTTATTGCAAGTGAGCAAAAAGGAAATAATTGGTTATCTGGTCTAGAAAAAATAATGGGTTATGATTTTGTAGAAACAAAACAAGACTCAGAAGACATAATAGTAAGTTCTGGAAATTTTGAAATAGACATTTTAGCCGAACTACTACTATTACCAGATACAAGACATATAGAATGGTTATGTAAATCTAAATCACCAATTTACTTATCAAAATTAATAAAACAAATCAGTGATAGATCAAGAGGGGAAGAACATATAAACGAACTAAAAACAAAAAGAGATTTAGAATTTTTAAATAATCCAGAAACTTTAGAAAAATTACAAAAAAAAGGGATTAATATATGACAAATTATAGTAGATCACAACCTATAAGTGGTATTGATGAAAACGGAGAATTAAAAACCATCCGAGTTAATTCTGATGGGTTTCTATCTACAAGTACGCCAATGGATACAGTTAGTGTCAATTTTGGCACTAAAATAGACGATGCAACCATACCTACGGGTGGTGAAGGTAATCTAGGCTGGTTATCAGCTATTTGGAAACTAATCACTGACAGGCTACCAACCTTAGTTGGCGGAAAAATACCTGTTGATGTGGCTAGTTTGAATGTCACGGTTGATAATGCAAATCTAGAAATTTCCAATGATGTTGGTAATCCTATACCTGTTAGTGGAACATTTTGGCAAGCTACGCAGCCTGTAAGTGCTACTTCTTTACCATTACCAAGCGGTGCTGCTACTTCAGCTTTACAGTCCACTAGCAACACTTCATTAGCAAATATAGACACAAAAACCCCGGCATTAGGTCAAGCTTTGGCTTCTGCCAGTACGCCAGTTGTTTTACCTGCTACACAAATTACAGCACTCACTCCACCAACTTCTGTAGGTATTAGTGGTACTTTACCAGCGTTTGCAACTACACCTACTGTAAACATAGGTACTGCACCAAGCCTCACTTTTACTAATACCAGCTTCACAGCTAATGCTGGCACTAATCTAAATACTTCAGCACTAGCTCTTGAGTCTGGAGGAAACTTAACAAGCATTAATAATAAGCTACCTAGTAATTTAACTGTAAGTGCAACTAGGCTATTGGTAGATGGAAGTGGTGTTACACAACCTGTGAGTATGGCTGTCGCTCCAGCAGGATTAGCTTACTTATCAACAACAACTATCACCCGTGCAGCTAATACTACACCTTACACAGCTAATGATGTTTATGGGTCTGCCTTTGAATTAACGAATATAGGTGCTAGTGGTGGATTTATTTTCTTAAACTCACTAGATATTATTTTCAATATCACATCATTGCCTAGTGGTATGGGTAGCTTTGCAATTTACCTATACTCAAGTCCACCACCAAGCGCAATCACTGATAATTTACCATACTCTTTAAATAGTGGAGATAGATCTAGTATCCTTAATCCAAACGGCTTTAACTTATTTGCTTCTCTTGCTAGAGGAGGTGGTAGTGTAGTAGCGGAAAGTTTCAGCATCAACCAACTATTTAAGTTAGCACCTGGCAGCACCTCATTGTGGGGGTATCTGGTAACTTTAGGTGCTTTTACACCCGCTGCAAACAGTGAAACAGCAACCATACGCGCAAGGAGTTTTGCACCATGAGACCTTCTACTAGAATTGTAGTTTTGAATAAGAGCTATCCTTTCCCAAACTACTATTTTCCTCTTGAACCTGTTGCCAATTTTATGGCAGCCCGTAATTACAATTACGGAACTTTGTCTGACACCCTAACAACTCCATCAGGTACTTATCCTGGTGGTAATGCGTTTTATGGAGGGGTGCTTTTACCTGATGGAAGGGTGTTTTGTGTTCCCTACCTTTCAACTACAGCAAGAATTTACGATCCTATTACTGATACCCTAACAACTCCATCAGGTACTTATCCTAGTGCTGCGTTTGTTGGAGGGGTGCTTTTACCTGATGGTAGGGTGTTTTGTGTTCCCTACAGTTCAACTACAGCAAGAATTTACAATCCTATTACTGACACCCTAACAACTCCATCAGGTACTTATCCTAGTGGTGCGTTTGCTGGAGGAGTGCTTTTACCTGATGGAAGGGTGTTTTGTGTTCCTTTTACTTCAGCTACAGCAAGAATTTACAATCCTATTACTGATACATTGACGACTCCATCAGGTACTTATCCTGGTGGTGGGTCTGCGTTTATTGGAGGAGTGCTTTTACCTGATGGTAGGGTGTTTTGTGTTCCCTACAGTTCAACTACAGCAAGAATTTACGATCCTATTACTGATACCCTAACAACTCCATCAGGTACTTATCCTAGTGGTGCGTTTGGTGGAGGGGTGCTTTTACCTGATGGAAGGGTGTTTTGTGTTCCCTACCTTTCAACTACAGCAAGAATTTACAATCCTATTACTGATACATTGACGACTCCATCAGGTACTTATCCTGGTGGTACTGCGTTTTATGGAGGGGTGCTTTTACCTGATGGAAGGGTGTTTTGTGTTCCCCACAGTTCAACTACAGCAAGAATTTACAATCCTATTACTGATACATTGACGACTCCATCAGGTACTTATCCTGGTGGTGCTGCGTTTGTTGGAGGGGTGCTTTTACCTGATGGAAGGGTGTTTTGTGTTCCTTTTACTTCAGCTACAGCAAGAATTTATGGACTGCCTTTAAGCGTGTCTCTTCCCATGTCCAGGACACATTCTGCTTTTGATAATAAATTATAGGACTAATTATGACAAAACAACAGTGGCTGCTTACTCAAATTGCACAATTTCCTGAACTATCTGCTAGGGAATTAGCTTCAAAACTTAACGACAAGGTAGTAATTAATAATCCTGAACCCCAGCGACAAATTCCTTTATATCCCACGCTTGAGGAAGTGTCTGCTTTACTTGATGATAGTGAGGTATTGCAGATTGCTGAAAGTCCAGTTTACGGAAAAATCCTTGATGCTATCCAGCAAAACAGACCTGATTGGGTAATTAACAATTTAAATGTTTTAAGACGGGGCGGGAAATTATCTCAAACCAGCTTTGATGCTATCTTAGCTTTACTTCAAAGAACACAACCCGACCCTGATTATCAGAATGAAATTTATTTATCACCTGCTGAATTAGCAGGGTTTGGTGTTGTTTTAGTTAATGAGATTGAGGAGTTATACATTAATTCATAACAATAAAAGCGTGATCACTTGATTTGATATATTTTATGCTATTCTATAAGGAGTTAGGATAGCTCTTATTTTATAAAATATGTTATCAAGATATGCCGGCGTTGGTAGTGTTTGTCCTAGTTTTTCTGTTTCTGTCACTTCAGGTGGGAGCTTAACAGGATCGGGAACTTTATATTTTAGCTTCCAATTACAAAACCGTGCTGGGTTCAATGCCCCTAGTGTAAGTGCTGCTGTCAATTATTCAGCCGGACAAAAAATACAAATTACTATTCCTAACACAGTTAGAAAAGACGGCTGGGATATTCACTATTTTGTAATTTCTGCTGGTGCAACTAATGATCCATCAACTCATGTTGCGATCGCACGTTACGCTGGTTTTGATTTTGGGGTAGGAATTGATCCTCAGACAATACCTTCAACACTACCCACAACTATTGAGTTATCCAGAGATTCCCATATTGCTTTAGCTTCTACAGTTGCAGATTTAGCCGCATTACCAACTGGAGATAATAGACTTAATGGTATGGTGAGGTGGGTAACTTCAGAATCAAAGTTTTTTGAATACCGTGCTGATTCAGATTTACCACTTGATTCAAATACTATTGCTACTGATGTCGGTCAATGGGTACGAGTTCAAAGCCCATCAACTTATGTGGCCAATTCTTCCAGTGCTGGTGGTAGTGATTATCCACTAGTGAGCATTCAACCCACATCAATAATACCTACACCTCCTTATCCTGGCAATGGAACTTTAGAAAAAACTTTACCGACGTGGGAAAGTAAATATTTTATCTATAATGACACTAATGCCAACTTACCAGAAGGAACAGAGTTTGGTATTGAATTAGATTATAATAATCGCAGCAGTCCTGATCTATTATCGGGACTATTTATGGTTAAATTTTTTGGATATGTGCAGTCTAATGGAACTCTAAGAACTACTAAAACTAGTGACAACACAGAATTTAATAATATTGGTGGATATGTTTTGTGGACACCCAAGTTAACTACTAACTTCTTATGTCCAGATGATTTGCTACCAGGTGAGTCTATTTTAATTGGTGTAAAACCGTTTTTTAGTGCTGCTGAATTATCATTTTTTAATGATGACAGAAATGGTACTACAGGAATGAATGACGGGGATATTATCTCTGTACGCCCCTCTATAAGAACTGAGTCTGGAGACTATAATCCATTAGGCTTTTTATTAAATGATGGCAGTATTATTCCTAATTTAGCTGATAAATATAGAGTAGTACCAGACATTAGTTTAGGATTTAAAGTTTTATCTGGTTGTGCTTTAGTAAAAAGTTACAGTTTTCCCGTTAAGCCTACTCGCAGTTTTGGAGGATTACTTTCAAATGTTGCTAATCAAAAAATAGTTATTAATGGTAACGCTTCTGTTTTTGCAGCACCTAGTAGTTATACAATCCTAAGCAGCGAAGCATTAAGAGCAATAGTTTCTACTGTAGCTGGTGAAAGTAAAGTTGGTACTTATTCTGCTTATGTTGCTAATGGTGGTACAAGTAGTTTTATAATTGAAGTAAATTATCCCTGTGATGCTGATGGACTGGGAACTATTAGAACTAATTATCCTGATGTCGTAGCAGAAAATAATAAAGGAAGTTTTAATCCTATTACAGTTAATTTTTATATCCAAAGACAGGATACTTTAGAAGTCAGAAGATTCACAGGAAATTTAGTAATTCCTGGTGTAACACAAGAGTTTTTCATAACTAACTGGAATGATGGTACTGTTTATAATACTGCTTTACCTTCGGCTGAGTTTGGGCTGTTTGAACCACTAACAGCAACTTTAACAGCAGATGTAGGGGGTGTTTTCCCTGCTACCAGTTACAGGATTTGTTATTCCTTTGTTTATGACGGTGATCAGGTTACAGATATTAGTCACGCTTCACCACCTTGCATATATGAATGGGGTGGAGACTTTCAACCACCTTCAATAACTATTGATGCAACCACAACCTTACCTGCTGGTAATGCCGCTACTGTAGTTAACACAGGAACAGGCAACCAAGCGATTTTAAGCTTTAGCATTCCTCAAGGAGTTGATGGTGCAGCAGGGCAAAATGCCTACACAACTACGACTGCACAGTTTACAGTCCCTAATATTGGGGCTAATGTCACTATAACTGTAGGTAATAGCGACTGGACTGTGCCAGGGCAAATTATTTTTATCCAAGATGCTGGTAGTTATGAGGTAATCGACAAACCTAGTAGTACACAAATAACGGTTAAAAATAGTGGTAATCAGGGTAACGCTGCTCCTGCTACAGTGATTGCGACTGGTAGAGCGATCGCGCCAGGCGGAGCAACAGGTCTAGCTGGAACGTCGGGATATACAACAACCACTGCACAGTTCACAGTACCTAGCATTAATGCAAATGTTACTGTTAACGTGGTTGACTCTAACTGGATGCCAGTGGGATTGATCACTTTTATAGGCGGTAATGCTGGTTACTATGAGGTGATGTCTAAACCTAGTAGTACACAAGTAGAGTTAAAAAATTTAGGGGAATCTGCTAATGCCGCACCAGCCACAGTGATTAGTTCCGGTGTAATAATCAGTTCTGGTGGTGCTAAAGGAGCTACAGGAACTACTGGTGCGACCGGGGCTACTGGAGCGACAGGTACAACAGGAGCAGCAGGGCAAAATGCCTTTACAACAACGACAGCTACTTTTTCACAACCCAATGTAGGGAATACTGTAACTATCTCAGTAGGTAATAGTAGCTGGGTATCTATTGGGCAAGTAATTTTTATTTATACTGGTGGTTCATATCAAGTTGTTGATGTTCCTGGTAGTACGTCTATTCAAATTCTAAATTTAGGCTACCCAGAAAATGCGATCGCTGGAAGTTCAGTAAACGCTAGTAGTAACGTTTCACCCGGTGGAATTAGAGGTGAAGCGGGAGCGACAGGCTCTGTTTCTGCTGTATCTGAATTAGTAATTACAGAGGAAGGTTCAGCACCAGCAACAGCAGCAGATCAGCTAAAACTTTATAATCAGAATAATAATTTAAAATTCAAATTAGAGAGTAATGGTGCGGAAATAACAATAGCAGGAACAGATAGATTACAAGCATATACTAAAACACAATTTGCAACGCCTGTTGTTAATAATTCTGCAAGTGGAACAGTAACTTTAGATGGTAGTGCTAGTAATGTTTTTATCCTAACTTTGACTGGAAATATTACTGATTTAACAATGAATAATATTCAAGTTGGAGCAACTTATATCATTTACTTAATTGAAGATGCTACAGGTGGTGCAACTATTACTTTAAATTCAATTTTTAAACGATTAGTTGGTGATACAACTACATTTAATACAGCAGCAAATAGAGTTAATATGATTACTGGAATAGCAAGATCAGAGAGTGCAATTACTTTATCACCTATAGCAGTTGAGGTTTAATTATGTTCACTTATCCTGTCGGTTTTTGGAATCCAATTAATCAAGGTGGAGGGGGTAATCCTGACCCGCACGCTAATAATGTCGTTTTATTTCTAAGAGCGGATCAAAATTCTTTAGTCACAAACACCACTACTACAGCTAATTTTACCGTTCCTGCTATTAATTCAACGGTCACAATAAATGTTGGTAGTAGTGATTGGGCTGCTGCAAATAGAGCGATCAGGATAAGCAATGGTGCAGGAAATTACATTATTACAGCAATACCAAATGGAACACAATTAACTGTTAGAAATTGCGGAGGAAATGATAACGTCGTTACCGGGACTGTGATTAGTTCCGGTGCGAGTATTGCATTATCAATTCTAGATAGTTCACCTTTAAATAAGCCTATTACCGCCGTAGGCGACCCCACTCTTAGCACTAATCAAAGTAAATACGGAGGTAGTTCAATTTATTTTCCTGGAAATGGTGACAACAACGGTAATGGCGCAGATATTTTAACAATTCCTAATAATGGGGATTACAACTTTACTAGCAGGATTTTTACCTTAGAAACTTGGATTTGGATAGACGCGCCGAGTTTACCTAATGTTTCTGGTAGTAGGCATTTTTCTTGTTTAAATACATACCCAAATTCTGCACCAGCAACAGGGTGGGCTTTTTATACGTTAGGGAATACAACCCAAACAGGATTAGAACTTGGGATTGAGATCAATGGGTCTACTTACATAGGAAAAACTATTAATATACCCAACCAGCAGTTGAATCATATTGGATTTTGTCAAAACGGAAATATAGGTTATTTTTTCTTAAATGGGGCTGTTTTCAGTGTTGATTGCACCGGCTTTACCATTCCATACACATCAAATTTACTAAAAGTTGGAGGAATAAATTTTGCAGGTTTTGGGCATTTTCTGAACGGCTATATGGATTCGACTAGAATCACAAAAGATGTTTGTAGATACACGACGGCATACAACCCAGAAACAGATACATTTTTAAATCCTCAAGGTGGTAATCCTGGTACAAGGACTCTTTTAGATATTTTTGGTGCTGATTTAGTTGTAAATTATTCGGCCAAATCAGTAATTAGAAGCGTGGTAAGCGGGGAAGATAGAATTAGCCAATGGACTGATAGAAGCGGTAATAATAATCACGCAACTCAATCAACTTCTTCTTTATGTCCAATTTATGATCCTGTAGGCTTCAATGGACTGCCTGTAGCCAAATTGCTTAATTCAAGATGGATGAATATGCCAAATTGTTTAAGTGATTCCTGGGGACAGGCTTCTTTGTTTATTCTCTATAATCTCACAGACACAACTCAACATTTTTCAGCTATGCACACAGGCAGTAATAGCAGTGGACAATTTTGGGGTACAAATAATGGCTTAGGATTCACTTCTTATTTTGGAGAGTTTAGAACAAACCGATTTGAGGCTACTCCTGGTGCAAATCAAATCTCTGTTGCTGGTCAAGCCTTGATAGAAGTTTTTTCGGGTGTAGGAGCTAACACTTACATAATAAATAGAAATACAAGCAATAAGCTCACATCAAACCCTGCCTGGGCTGTATCAGCAACACCTTACATTGGACGATCTGCTGAATCTAGTGGATTTAGATTGTTTAATGGTGATATAGCAGAAATAGCAATTATAAATCGCACACCCACTACCGAAGAATTAGCGGATGCTAGGCAATATTTTAAAAATGAGTGGAACTTAACTATTTACTAACATGACTACACCAGAGGAAATTAAAAAACTAATCATCCAAGCGCGTAGCTTCACACCTGTTAAATTAAACGATATTTCAGCAGGTAATTCTGTTAATGTCAGCTTGGGTTATGGCTCAGTGAGAGCGCAAGCACTGACTAATGTTAATGGAAATGGTATTGCTTTTCAAACGGATCAAGGTAATTGGTATGTGATTGGTGAGTCTGCTAATGACAATATTAGCAATGGTGAAAATAGAAGGCAGATTATTTATAGGGTGGTTAGACCTAATCCAGTTGATAAGTACCCTGTTAAGACTATATATGGTATTACTTCAGATGATAAAATTACTTTTTATCTTGGTGGCGATCGCACTAGCAAAGAAGTAGAAAATCTAATCAAAAATGATGTGAGTGTGGTGTATGCTTATGTTTTTAATCTAGGTGCTAATAAGTTTTTTTCTTATATTAATTATCGAAATCTGCCCAGTAACACATTTTTCATTCTTGCTAATAAAAATAGTGTAAACCAATCTGCACAAAAAACACTTGAAGATGAATGGAATAAAACTGTTTTTAGAGGAAACTATGTGGATGCTGATGGTTTCTTTTTTCCGGGGTATCCTTTTTATGTAAAGTATAGCTACCTCTATGGCGAGAACGAAAGAAAAGTAATATATCAAGATAATGAAATTACGGTAGATAATACCAAATTAATATCTAAAACAAATGTAAACTATCCAGATGGTAAGTTATTTAGAGAGGATCTTGTACTTGAGACATCATCACTAAACAGTGCTGGTGAAGTTGTGAAAACAAGATTAACGTCTGAAACATCAGTAACATTCCAGACACATTACCCGTTTTTAAGAGACAAATATTTAAGCTTTGAGTCAGAAGTCAAAGAATTTGAGACTGGTTTTAACTTATTTCGACCTAAGCGGGTAGGAGGTAATGACTACACCTATAATAGAAGCACTAGCAGCACAGCCACTTATATTGAAGAGACAAATCATTATAGCTTTACTTTTACAACATCTGCCTCAATATCTTCAAATTATTTTAGAAGAGGTACTCATGTGGAAGGTGGCGTATCCTGGAATTTACACTTAGCAAAAGTAGATTTTTCCTTTCCATTAAATAGTCAAACGACGCTACCTATTGGGGAAATACCACCAGACAACCCTTCAGCAGATGCAGAAAATTATGTAACTACAAGCTTGGTAAATGCTAATAATCTTTTGGGTATTGATCACCCTTTTGGTGTTCGCGATAGTGAATGGGTACTTTTCAACTTTGACGGACTTAATATTGAAAATGTTTATCTTACAACGTATTATTTTGAAGCAGCTAGATTCCAGGAAAAAGAAGATCAAGAAGAGTGGTTGGATGATCAGAGATTTAACTTTAGTAACGAATACGTTGTTGATGAAAGAACAGCAACTGTTAATTGGGGATCAGAATTTATAGATTATGAAATGACGGTCACAAGAACGTTAGATTATTTTTTCTCTGATTACACCACCATATTTGAGCATACTGTTAATCAGAAGAAATACAAACCATTTATAACTTATTTGAACCCGGTTTATGTGCCAACAAGAGATGAAATTAAATATACTGTCGAAGAAAATAATGTAGTCTTTTCAGGAGCAAATACAGACCTAATACAAGACTTTATAGGTGAATTGACAACAATAGAGGCTCATGTAGAAGAAATCACGACTAATAGATTTATATGGAATGGACAAAAAAGATATAAAAGAATACCAATGTTCTTGAAGAAAAGAGAAGTAAAAAATATAATAAAAGTTAAATATGGTGAAGTAGAAAAAGAGCTAAATACAGGTAGCTTTGGATTATTAGATTTGACTTCTAATAAAGTAACTGTGACGGGAATATCGCCGAATCTAGAAAATGGTGATACCTTCACCATCACTTATACTAATGAAACTATAAAATACCTTGTCAACATTAATAGGACAGAATTTACTGGTGCTGGATTTACAGGTGATTTCCTTCTGGCATGGGAGACGACAGTTGAAGGGAAAGTAATACCTTACGTCGTTAGAGGTACTTGTGAACATGAATACAACAGTGATAATTTTACTTTAACTATTACTTGCGCTGTTGATGTAGTCAAGAAAAATACACCATCCTCATTTCACAAAAAACTTGTAATGAATACTGGATCAGTATTTAGTTATTTATTACGAAAAAATATTAATGTTTATTCTTGGCTTTATTACAACCCAATTGTGTTAGGCAATCAACCACTAATAGGTATATTACTTCAAGATGTGCGTCGTGAAGAAGCATTTACGGATATATTGAGTAGAGAAATCCTGCCTTTCACTCCACTAAGTACAACAGTGCAAGGATTATCTAATTACATAATACCTTTGTATTTATCGTACTGTGGATACATCAACTTTCAGTCATTATATGAATCTGATAACTTAGTTAGAAATAAATTTTTCTCTGTTGTTAAAACAGATAAAAATAAAGCATGGGTTGAACAATGGGATATTAAAGAGAATGGAGATGTTAAGTATAATAAAGTCTTTCAAGTGGATTATGTACCACTTAAAAAACCAAACGAAGAAAATAATGAAATTTTAACGATATTTGCCCACAGTTATTATCCTACCTAAAAGAAATATTGTTAACATTAGATATTTTTCTATCTTTAGTAGCAGAAACATTTTTATTAAATTCCAGCGTCACTCCATTAAGAGTAATAGTCACCTTATCCCCTTTTTCTGTAGCTGTAGGAAATATTTTTTTAATTTCTCTAACAATTTGTTCTTGTGTAATACTCATTATGGGTTTCTCCTTGAACGAATATTTGTTCTACCTAACAAACTTCCAATTTCTTCCGGTGGTTCAATATTGAGTACCACCAGTGGTGGTACTTCTACTTTAGCATACTGAACTTGTGGTGTAACATACTTACCAACTGTTAATGATGTTTTGCCTACCACAATAGGTTGACCACCTATATTTCCTAAAATACTTAAATTATGGTTAACAGAAATAACGACTCTTACCCTGTATTGACCTTTACAGAAATATGTAATTCTGTCGCCTTCTTTGATCTCTTGTCTGTAGTCCGTTAAAGTCAATGTTTCTGAGTAGCCATTTCTCCAATTTTCAATAGCTAATTTTGTGTTAACTGCTGTTAATGCTTCATTGACTGTTTTGGCTTCTGAAAAAGACTCTGTACCTGATATTGCATCTGTTCTAGAGTGTCCATCAGTCCAAATGAAATAACGATAGTCTTTATCATTAAATGTTATTCTATCTTCTCCACTGGCTTCAGGCTCTTCTCGAACAAATAAATCAGCACGTTTAGGTTCTGCCAAAGGTGGATTACCCTCACCTTGCTCTACAGAAATATCTTCTATAGCCGTTTCGATCGCTTGTCCACTAGCTGAGAATTTTTTATTATATTTGAACCACTTAGCAGGTGCAATTAACTCACCATTTCGAGAAACAGGATAACCATCAACGAAGCCTATTATCTTTTTCTCGTATAAAGGAGGGGTATAACCTGTAATATGAGACTCGTATATTTCAACACTACCTACTATTAAATCAGGGACAAAGATATCACCTGCTTCTAGAGATTTACCATCGTTTTCTGGATTAGGTCGTCGAGCGAAACTAATCTTTTCTGTTCTCTGTGCTTCTGCATAATAAGGAGGTACAAAGTTAGGATTAATTAAAACTGATGAACCGTTTAAGGAACAATCTGGTATTGTTTCATAAAGACCGTCGCTATTTCTCTCAGGCATTATTTTAAGTACCTGTGAAAAGTTTTCATATACTGGTATTCTAAAAAAGCTATATAATTCTCTCTCTTTCGCTGCTTCTGTAGAAGTATCACCTATAAGTTCTAATGTTTCTGGGGACCCTGCATTTTCAGACTTCCATCTGGCTGTGTTAAATCCTCTACCTATCTTTCTTAAAAGATATCCAGTACCACGTTTTTCATCTAACGGATCAACATCATAAATATATTCTGTTGTAACCTGTTTTAATAATTTCCAATGTTCTGAGGGACTTCCTATTAACTTACCCGTGCCTTTATCATAAATCTGTGCTGCTGTAAATGCAAATCCCCAAATTTCCTCAACAGTTTCATAAGTAGTACCATTCTCTGTGTATACAAAAGTTCGTGTTTCCTGCTCGCCACCCAAATCAAAACAAAGAGACATCACCTGAATTAACTCAACACCCTCAGGGTATTCATCTGCAATTACATTACCTTCAATTCTAACATCTCTGTTCTTAGGTCTTTTCTTATACCTCGGTTGTTGCCCTTGTGTTTTTTCGGGCTTGGGTCTAGGAATATCTTTAAGATCCCCGGTTAATTCAGTTAGGGGATATTCAAACCCTAAGTTAGTCCGAGCTTCTGCTGTAAGTTGAATATTAAGTTGCGTAATAGTATTTGGGAAATTGTTTAAATCTGGTTGCTGAGGATTAAATGATATTGAGTTTAATTTAATTTTGGATGGTTTGGATATAGCCTGATAATCAGTAGAAATTTCTCCATCAATCTGATCTTCAGGAATGAAGTGGGAATTTAAACCATTAATATCAATAATTTCTATTGCCCGATTATTGCTATATCTTACGAAAGTTCCGGCTACTCTTAATCTATCTTGAATTAATTGATCGGGTTGTACTACGGCATCGGCTGGGGAATCCCAAGGGATAAATACGGTTTTTAAGGATTTGCCTTGTAATGCTATATTTGCTCGTCTTAACATCCGCGAAAGCGGGACAATCACACTATCATTTGAATTTTTTATACCATCTGTTCTTAAACATTGTGGCCGTAAAAATATTGCATTGTTTAAATAATTCTCCCATTTACCCCCAAAGCTAACAGAAACTTTACAGCGTCCATCAGGATAAATTGATATTGGCATCTCTACACAATTACAGTTATTTACCCTATACCCAACACCAGCAACATTAACCTCCCTACCAGGTGCAAATGTGGAGATAATTGTATCTTTACTGAAGTTAGTCTCGAAAGTAAAACTCATCTGAGGATGATTTTCAAATGATCGGGATATCTGAATATCTCCCTCAAGAGGTAATAGTGTGAACAGGTTAGGTAAATTTGTGATTAACTGAGGACTGATCTTGATCTCTTGTCGAGTGCTGTAAATTTGGACATTAGCTGCGTTTGAATAAACAAATAACTGCTTTGTATAGGGGTTAAATATAAACTCATTAGGCTGAAGATTTTGAGGGTCAACAGCAGGAGACAAAATAACACCATTAGCTGCAACTGCAATAACTTGCTGTGTACTTTCTGGCAAAATTATTGGTACGTCATAGTTAAATATAAACTCATTAGGCTGTGGATTTTGTGGGTTTATAGCAGGAGACAAAATGACATCATTAGCCGCCACGGTAACTACTTGCTGTATACCTTCTGGTATAGTTATTTGCACTTTATTTGTATCGGGATTATAAATAAACTCGCCCGGCTGTGGATTTTGTGGGTTTATAGCAGAAGACAAAACAATACCATTAACTGCCACGGTAGCTACTTGCTGTGTACCTTCTGGCATAGTTATTTGTACTCCATAGCTATTTGGAGTTGTACTGACTTCGACTTCACCAAAGCCTATTGTAGCTAGATGTGATCTATAAAAGTTTCCGGTTCTTACTTCTACCTGGGAAGCATAATTAGATATAAATGTGTTTATAAGGTTAGATGTAATTGTAAACATAGTATATAAAATAAAAATTCCCGTAGTTTAATTATACTACAGGAAATTTAGGATATTTTAGCTATTTTAGAAATATTGAGACATTGCAACACCACGATCATAAGTCCTCTATTTTACAAAAAATACTTAATTTAAAAATAAGAAGCTAGTAATAAAAGTTACTAGCTTTATATGATAGGATCAAACTTTCTCCAATAAATTTCTAATCCCTTGAGAATATCCCTTACCTTTACCTAAGGCATCGACTAACTGCCATTGATCTTCAGTCAGGTTGATATCTTTAGAAATTAATCCAGGAATAGCACGGTTATTGTGAGAGTTGGGGTTTTTACCACGTTCTGATGGTAAGGGAATTTTTACTGTAAGTGTGGTTGTGCAATGACTTTCACCTTTCGGTCTATCATAATTATTTGATTTTACGACGGTTTTTTTAACTTTTACACCTGTAGCAACATGAGTATACCAATCAGATTTTCTATTGTGACTCCAGATTTTACCTGGGTTTTCATAGGCTTCAATGATTGGTAGGAACTCCCCCAATTTATAAAGTTCTACTATACCAAGGTGGGTTTCTATCTGTTCCGGTATTTCATCATAGCAAACAAAACAACTGTCTTGTATTGCTTTTGTTTGCTCAAGAGACAGGTTATTATAACTTGTCCAAGCGTGATATTTTGTATAAACTTCTGTTCTGTGCTTAACCATCTTTTTGTCTCCCTTATTACTTTGCTGTTCCAAATAGTCCACAATGGCTTTTAAATCGTCAAGCCGTCTTAAATCAATCTTTTTCAGTCCATCAGGAATACAATTAAGTTTCCTGATGTCTGCGGTGTTTTTGCTTTTTGTTCCGGTGAGACGGCTGATTAAACTGTGGTAGCCGTCCCGGTCGTGGTTATGTTGCATTAGATTGAAACAATCCAACCACAGGTATCATTATTGTAGTTGTAGCCATCAACATCTACAGAATCAACAGCACCCACAACAAATTCAAACTCAATAGGGGTTTGACCATTTGCTTTAGCTACGAATTTAACAACTGCACCTACTGGCAGAACATACTCAGCAATACACCATTTACCATGTTTACCTTTGTTACCCACTAATTCCCATTCTGGTTTTTCTAAAGGATTTAAGGCTTTATAGATTGGTTTACCATTAACTGTGACAGTTGCGGATCTCCAGTTGGTGGTATGAGATTCTGAGCCTGTTTTAGTTTGGACTTTCATTACTTTTCGTTCCTGTTTTACTTCTAATTTTTCTAATTGATCTTCGAGAACAACTAGGGAATCAACGAAATACTTAACACCTTTAGCAATTTCCCGTAAGCAAGCAGCTATTTGGTTTTTGATTACGCGGATTTGAAAGGTGTATGAAGTAGCCATCTGTTTTGTCTCCCGTGTTGTTTGTTCTCTATATCTCTATATTAGGGGATATAGAAAGAGAAGTCAATACTTAAATTAAAAATAATTTTTTATACTTGTACTTAGCCTAGCATCGTCCAAAGTTACTTTCTCCAAAACCACCGCATTCGCCGGGGTCATGATTAATCAGAGTGCTTGCTATATAAAGATTCTAAGGTGATCCAAAGTTAGTAATAGCTATAGAATTTTACTAACCTCGGATCACCTTTAAAAGTCTTATATATCAAGGGTTTCAAGATTTTAGAGATCCGAAGAAAACTTAGTTTAGGCGCTTGAGAAGCGATCGCACTCACCCAACTTTACTCAAAAGAGTACAGAATTACTATTACTACTTAAAAGTATTTAAACTTAAATAATATAATTACCTATTATTTTAAATGTGCTTTAGCAAATAACCTATAAATTCCCCCAAAATCCCTAAAAACAGGAGAGCAACTACAAACGGCTATAACCGAGTTTCTAGGCTCGGTTGATGCTTTAATTATTTTTAGAATTTCTAGACTCTTAAAGGAATTTCTAGCTGTCTGTGGAGTCGTTGGAAAACCTCTTTACTAATCTGTTTATCTTTTTCCTCAAGATTTACACCGTAGCTATTTTTCCAGGGATTATCACCACCCTCGTCACCTGATGGATTATGGAAATAGCTAAACATTGCTTCATCAGTGCTTTCATAGGCGTGAACCCAACCCTGCCAAACTTTAAGGGTTAATTGATCTTCCTTGACTGTGTAGTTATTTAAAGGAGCGTTACCCCCTGCTGCTTTACCCTCACCTTGTTCACGGTTGCGGCCTTTTTCCACACTGAAACCAATATGACTAAAGAAAGTAGCAATATTTCTAGCTGCCATTTCTGGACGGATATCAACTTCAAAACCAAAAGTTTTCTTAACATAGTTGCGGTGTTCAACCAATACCTTATTAGTTTTGAGAATAATTGGCATCCTGTTGTGGAAAAACATTACAGGTCTAGGATTATCAGAATCATCAACTTTACCGCGATCAATAGCTTCTTTAATTAGTGCTTGACCTAATTCTTTGATTTGCATTTTTTGGAGCATGAAGTCAATTCCGGCACGGACTGACATAGGTGTGTCTTTGACTGACCTGCTAGTGGAGTTGATCATGTGCCTGAACTCTTCAGCCATGAAGATAACTTTAGCAACTTCAAATTGATCATTTGTCATAGCACAACGGAAACCAAATCCGTAGATCATCATCCGACGTACTTTAGCTTTTTTGTTGAGAGTCCGTTTAACTAATTCTAAAATTTCTTCTGGTTTGTAGCATCCCACACCATAATCACTGTCTTGTTTAATCCCTAAAGCAGAAATCACACTCTTTAAGTCTTTAGCCCGTGCTGTGGCTTTTGGCATAGTGTCATCGTTTTTATCAATCTTATCTAACAGGGATAAATCAGCATTAGCAATTTCATAGTATTTGAGTTCTTTCTGAGCCTCACCATGAATTTTGAGAGTATCAATAAATTCCTGATCAACTTCAAAATCTTTAGTATCAATGGTGTAGCCTTTTTCTTGCATCCTGGCTTTCAGATTAATTCTGAACTCCTGAGCAGCATAGAAACTTTCATCTAAGGACTGTTGCCACCATTCAAGTAAGTCAGGATTAAACTGGGGAAATTGGCTTAAAATACGGTTGGCAATCTCATCATGCTGAACTACTTTAGTTTCTTCCCAAGTTTTAATCAGATCAACTTTGGAACTGTCATAACTGCGGCGAATTTCCTCAAAATTCTTTTCTAGGTTTTGAATATCCCCTTTAGTCATCCCCATAGAGGAACGACGTGCAGCCCAAATAAATCTAGGAACATTATCTCTGACACGCTCTAGCTGCTGTAAGGTATTGTCAATCCCCATAATCCCCATATAAACACCGTACACGCAGTCAATACCTAAATTATTCCAGTCAGTACCGGAATCAATCACTGGGGAGATAAAGATAATACCTTTGCAGCAAACCTTTACTAATTCATGCAATTTTTCAACTGTTTGATGATCGGGATCGTCTGAAAATAAACGAGTGTCAGCATCTATGATTCGACCATAACCACGTTCTCTAGCAAGTGTTCCAAAGCTCTGAGTACCAAAGGAATATTTACCAGAGGCATTTTTTACATCTGTAAAGAAGAAAGCCTTGTGCGTACTACCTTGTGCTTCTATTCTGCGAGTAACTTCTGAGAGTAAACCATCGCGGACATCTGCAAAAATAGCAGTTCTGCCTTCCTCTTTAAATTTGTTGTAGCAGTTAAGAATAATGTAAGCGTTGTAGTCTCCCGCTTTAGTATTTGGTTGGTACTTTTCACCACCTAACCATTTCTCAAAAAGATTGATAGTTACTGCACGTAAGTTAGCGTCTGCAATAATCAACCTACCACCACCTTTGTACACTGCATGAATCAGAGTCATTAGCGCATCTATGGCTTTTTGACGGTTTTCAGCAATGGTTGATGATTCAATAAGGTATTTAATGAATGATTCTGCTTCATCAATTACCAGTGTGCAATTTTCCCAATGTTCAATTTTAAAATCAGGTAAATAACCTTGCTCACTTGTACCCTGACACAAAGTATTGATTGTGATTGCTAGACCTTGCTGTTTAGCAGCTTCGTATTTATCAGCAGAAGTTCCGTATTTGTTATCCTTGTAGTCCACAAGGTTTAGACGTTTAGCTGCTTGTCTAGTTAATTGTTCTCTGTGCGCGATCGCAAGAATCTTACCATTACCCCAGCTTTTGACACGACTTCCAATAACCTCAGTTTTACCTGTTCCCATCTCAGAGATCATTGCAATCAGCTTGCGGGTTTTGGCCAATTCCTCACATTGCTCAACTACTTCACTAAACCATTTTTTCTTGTCTGAAAATCCCCAGATTAATGCTTTGTCATCTTTTTTATTACCCAACATCTCAGGAGAAATAATCTGTTTAGCCCTTGTCCAGTAATAGTGTGCAGACCACTCAATACCCTTCTCACAAATTACAATTACTTCTGGTTTGTAATCCTTGATTTTGGTATCTTTCTTGTTTTTTCTGAGCGCATTACGGGTTAGCTGACTGTAATATCCAGAACGTAGGTTTTCAGCTAAAGTTCTATCAGTACCTGGTGCATTAGGAGTAAAGTTAAAGCTGTAACCATTCTCACAAGCCATTTCAGCTAGTAAGTGTAGGTTCATGGCTAGTGTTTCCGGATTAACGTAGACCACACCAGGTATACCAGCTTCAATTAATTCTAAAGCGTGGGTAGGTGCTGTTGTAATATAGATTGATTTGTGTTGATCGAGAAATAACTGAGCATTATTCCAACCGTTCTCGTTAGCATTATAAAGTACAGGTAAATCAGCTAGGGTAGTTTTCTGTGACTTCTGTTTTAGTCCTCTGACTGTTTCTTCAATCAGATTTGTGATAGTGCGGTTATGAAATAGATGCGCGATCGCGTCTTCACCAACTTTAACCTCTTGTTTTTTGGTAATTAGACTTTCAAAGAAGTCAATTTGTCTGGGTTTTGGGCTTATATGCTTATCACTACGTAGTTTATTGAATGTATGCCAAACCTTTTTGATCAAATCACCTTCATTGCTGCTGAAAGTCCTGTTAACCCACTGTTGGAATAAGTCCTCTGGAGTCTCAATAGCTTTCAGTGGTGAGTTTTTAACCAATAACTCAGCTTCTATTAGGTTTTTGGCTACTGCTGTAGCTGCTTGGTGAGAACGTCCTGCACCATCAGGAGTCCCATGTTCAATTTGTGCCTTCACTGAGGGATAAACAAGCCGTAGTAAGGAAATTTCCTCACCATTGATAGATTCTGCTCTACGTTGTATTTCTTGTGGTGTAAGTCCTGCTAACTGCTTTTCCCGCGCTTTACGTCCTTCCTCTAATTTGGCTTGTCTTTCAGCTTCCTTAGCTGCTCTCTCAGCTTGTTCCTGTGCGTATGACTTATAGGGTAAAAAACGGAGTTTCCACTCTGGTGACTGGATTAATTCAAATGGTTGTACACCGCTTGTATAGGTCTTATCGTAGTCACCAAGTTTAGGAAATTTACTTACTTCTGCTTCCAGTTCATTAATATCCCAGATATTCCCGTATTCTAAGATTCTGGATTCCCTACGGGTTTTTTGGTGTGTAAATCCTGGTAAGCGAATTAATAATGTTTTTGCTTCATTAATTAAAGTTTGAATAGTTTTGTGATAACCATCATGCCCTGAGTGTCTGAGTAGTTGGGCATTGAGTTCTGCTAATCGTTCCCATTCAAAGCCTGGTAAATCATCATTTTCACTTTCAGCATGGAAAGTAAATAGGAAGTGGGGGGATTTACCACCAGAGTAAACTTTTAATGATGGTTCAGGTAATCCTAATTGGGCAAAATACCCAGACTTGACTTCTAACGGGGCTAAATCATCATTCTCAATCCGCATTACACGGCATTTAGAGTTAAATTTATCTATTTCACTAGCAGCACAACCGGAATCAACACTGTTAGGAAGGATGTAAACAAACAACCCTTCGTGTCTTTTATTACGTAGCCACCGCTTTAGTTGATCAAAGCCTTTTATAAAGTTGTCATTTTCTATTGGGTTTTTCTTTAATACCTTACCACTAGCTTTTGCTTCCTCTTCTGCACCTGCCTGTGCTTTTTCCCTAGCGGCTAAATCTTTTGCATAATAGTAGTCTTGTACTTCCTTGTTACCATCTGGTGCAAGGTAATAGTAGTTATGGTATGACTCTTTAAAAACTTTTTTGCCTTTTTCGTAGGTATAGTACCCCTTACCCGTCCGTAGCATGAAATTATGTTTTTGGCAGAATGCCTCAATGGGCATTCCAAATAGGTAGCCAAATAAAATTTCTATATTGTCTAAAAATTCTATATCAGAATTTGTTTCATTAACAATTTTCATGTTATACTACTCTCATCTCGTAAAAGTATTTTTGGATAAATATAGTATACCACCTGTTAGCGAGAAACGGGTGGTATTTTTTTGAGAATTTCCTAGAATTTTACCTAGACGGGTTATAAAGTCGGTAAAATACGATAAAATAAGTAATAAAACGAAAATATTTAACATAGTGCTTTATAAAATACTTAAAATGAGGTGGACTATTTCACCCTATCACGAGAAACAAAATTATGCTGGTAGAATATTTTATAAAACAGTGTGTAGTACGCTGTGAATGAATATTACATAAGTCAAAAACCCAGTATGCAACAGGGTTAAAAAATTTCAGGATTTTTTGGTAAAGATTTTTTATAGGATGCTAGTAGATAGCAAAAAACCCGCCTAGTTTGTTTAAGCAGGCATAAATTGAACTATTTATTTTTAGTCTAGTTATCTAAATCGGAAAACAGGGTAAGTAGTAATTGATTTCACAGTTGCAATACCCGTTTCCTCTTCATGTTTCTGTAACTCTCTAATAGCTTCTTTCTTAGCTTCCAAGTCTGGAGAATATTGCCAAGTTTTTCTACTTTGAGTGTATCCGCTAAATCCTAGTGACTTGTCAGCAAGTTTACCACCGTTTGCTTCTAAAAGGGTGACAAGATTGGGTTTCAGTTCCTCCATTTCCTGTTCCAACAGCTTTATCTGATCCTTTATTTCCCTGTACCTGCTGATGAAATGTTCCTCACTATACCCTAAGTCAATTTGTGGTAAATCTTTCTTAGTGTGGTTCATATTCAGTGGTGGATCAAACTTCTGAATATAACCTAGTTCCCATTCGTGTAAATCTTGTTCATCAGTCCAGACAAAGTAGGCTATATGTTGAACTTTATTAGTTTTAAAATCCTCTAGCTTCTCATGTTTAGCGTGACGTTCTCTCAAGCTAGAAGTAGAAATACCAACATACCAAACACGGTTGGCTGAATCAATTGCAAAGTAGATACCGGGGGAATCTGGTAAATTTTGGTGATCACCTAATAAAACTCTACCAAGTTTTTTAATGGAAAAACTAGGAATAAATACAGAGTCTTCTGAGTCTGTTTGTTGTGGTTCTAATGTGGTTTGTGTCATTGGTTTAGTTAGGTTGTTAATTTCCTCTATTGGTAGTAAGTCTGTCCCTTTAATATAGTTCTCATAGACTTCTGCTTTATGAAAAAACATTTGCCAGTCTGAGTCATAAGACTTCAATAATCTGTCAGATACCCTATAGCATAAATTCTGCCACTTGTTAATGTCGTTATCTTCTAAATCTGTAGGGTATCGAGATTCCATAAACTCTGTTTGCTCTTCAGCACTTGACCACCCATAATATTTATGATTCTCTTTTCTATCTAGAGCATCTACATCAATAGCTACTTGCCAAAGTAAAGGAAACACATGGGTTTCTTCCAACCAATCAGGATGTCTTTTAATTTCTTTTGCTAACCAGTATAAAGGTGCAAGTGCTAATGCTTCCGCAGTAACTTTCAAAGGATCATGATCATAGCCCAAAGTTGGCAGTTTTGACTCAGGGTTTGTTAATAGATCACAGTAATGTTTTATTACTGCCTTTTTTAGATATGGAGGGTAATTTATATCAAAGGCATGAATACCAGTTGTTAACCATGTATGACAGCCAGTATTTCCATCTACTAAGGAAGTATCTTTGTCTTCTAAAATCTCAAAAGTTTTTAAAAATAAAAAACAACTCTTTTTATAGAGTTCCGCTTCGTTGTCAGTTAGAAATATTCTAAAATCTCCCGAATGATAAATACCCGTTGAGTTTTCTTCATTGCTACAGATTACAGCCATATTTCTGTTTTACCTCTGTTTTCTCTTGTTTTATCTATCATACCATAATATACTAGAATTGTAACCACAAAATCAATAAAATATTCCCATGCCCAACAAAACAGCAATCTTGAGAGTCCGGTTAACTGAGGAACAACTAACCAAGCTAATAAAATATGCAAAACAGCAGAAAACCACACGGTCTAAGCTGATCACTAAATTTATGGTCTAAGCTGATCACTAAATTTATTGCAAACTTACCAGATTAAATTAAGCATTTCTAACTATTGAATTTTCATTTTATCTATTTTATCATTCAAAACATAGAGACATAAAACAAAGGTAAAACAGATGAAACGTTCTCCTATTGACGTTTGCACAACTAACGCATCTATCCTTGGTGGTTTTGATAATGCCAGATGGATTGGTGAAGCAATAGAATCAGGTTTAGAGTTAGATGACTTAACTTATGGCTTACCTGATGAAGCGTACACAATAATCAACCAACTAGCTATCAACTTTGTACCAGGACGATAAATAATGAAGCCACACAGAATAGGATTTGACCTAATAAGCAATCAGTTTTATGTTGCCCGACGTGCAACGGAAACAGAACCGGAAAAGATAGAATCTAAAAGCGATCGCGCTGACGATCTATTTGAACAATTTGATTTGTTAGAAGATTAAAAAGCGAAACCCTGATAGCAGTTAAGTTATCAGGGTTTTTGTATTATTTACTTAATGCAACATAACTAATTAGCTGCATTAATCTAGTTCCTCTGATTATTTTTATTTTTTCTTCCAAATCCCAATACTGATCAAAAACTTTCATTAACCTATCACTTCTGTAATCACCACTATCAATTTCAGTCTTACTAAACTCAAGTTTTAACAACTGTTCATAAATTGCTAAAAATTCCTTAAACCGACGATCTATATAAATGGTATCTAGTTCAAACTGTATAGGGAACACATCTTTAGATTGGGCTTCTAATGCCCAAGGAATAATATGGGCTGATCTTCAAAATCTAACAACTTTAAAGTTTTTAAATTGCTAACATTACCAGAGACTTCACCAATATGACTTAATGGTGACTGGGTTGTTATAACACAGTGTAGTGTCAATCTTTCTCTGTCAAAAATATCGTAATTTTCAAACATTTGTCGCCTCAACTTCTATAAATTCTTCTGGTTCATCTGCACCTAAAGCTCTATCCTCTTCAAAGCGTAATCTGCATAGAACTTGAATAATTCCCGCTTTGGTTCTAAGTAGTTCTAAAATATCCCACTCGGTAAAACCATCCTGCCTAATATCGTCCAGTAAGTCCAACCAACCCATAAATATTAATTGTTGATCTATGGGAAGTTCTTTGATCTCTGTAGCGTCTTCATTAACCCTTAAAATCCGTTGCGTAGGATTAATGATTTTAGTTAGTTCAACAGGGCGTAATTGGGATAACAACTTATCACAAAGTTTCTGTAAATAATCTTCTAAAGTTGTGCTTATTTCTGCACAATTTCTGATAGAGGACTCCAAATAAGTCCATGTCTTAGTTCCCATCGCTGGGCTTTTTTTCCTGTCGCGACACTTAAAAACCCAATAAGTCAAACAAGCTGCAACACCATAACTTCTGTCTCTAGTTTGAGGAATACCATAATGGTTGTTCATCTTTTTTCCTTTGTTTTACTTATGTTATTTTATCACCTATTCACTAAAAGTTTATAAGATTAATACAATACTTTTAGTGAATAATTGTTTGTGTTAGATGCTTGTACTTATTTCATTAAGCACCTATTGAAAACACTGAGGGATTACCATTTTTAGCTGACTCAGCTACTTGGTTCTTTAATTCCTCAATATTTTGCTGAAACTGTGTAATAAACTTGTTAGCTAGAGTTTCATCAACTACCACATAATCCTGAGTCCTGTCAGCAACTTTTGGGTAAGGATTATTAGAGAAGTGCCTAGCAACTAAAGGTAATTTACCGGGATTCTCAGCTATTAAAGGACTTTTAGCTCTGATTTCTTCCCAGGTTACTACTTCAAAAACATGACCTGTGGCTGGCTCATATAGCTTAGTCCCCGGATCTAAGATATATCTGTCATCAAACCGTTTATGTCTTTCACTTCCACCCTCTAGAGTTTGAAAAACAAACTCATCACCAGTGTTAATATTAGAGATGCTGAAACCTTCATTGTTTGCCTCACTTTCAGCAGTAGCTTCTACAGTTTCTTTTCTCACAACATTAGCCTTAATACCACCAAACTTAGATCGTTTAACTGGTGTTTGCGCTGCTGGTTCTGTTTTAGTTTCCTCAGCTACAGGTGTAATGGTTTCAGGTTTAGTTTCCTCAGCTTTCCCAGTCTCAATATTTCCCCAACCGTTGCTAATATCAGCTTTAGCAGCATTAACTTCTGATTCTGTTGGTTCTATGGTTGCTACAGGAGCAGGGAGACGTTTTTTTGCTAGTTCTAAAGTATTGTGTAACTCTGTGGTGTAAACGAACTTATCAGGATATCTGGTGTTAAAATCTCTGATTTCCTCATAAATTTTTGTTAGTTCACTATTGTCAAAGGCAAATTCAGCACGGCTTGTCCAATCAACAATTAAAATTTCAGCTTCTAATTTTGCTCTTGCAGTTTCTAAAGCCGTGAAGGTTTCAGGTTCAACACTATCGGGTTCTTTAGATATTGTGTCGGCTATGAACTTATCCCAGTTTTGAAGATCATCCAAAGTAGCACAATTTAAAATAGCTTGTTGCCATTCTTTGTTTATTTGTACTGTGTCTACTTCTTGCTGGTCTAATTCTTCAATTAGATCACAGATTCTTTCTAGGTCCTGATCAGAGTTAGTGTCAATCTCGATTTCATCTGTCTTTAATTCCTCCTCTTCTGGCACATCACCATCATAAATCTCTAATTCTTCTGAGTCATCATTGTTAGAACTGTCAGAAACATCAGAACCACTATCATCAATTGACTCACTGTCATCATTTAGTCGTTGCCAGGCTACTTCATTGGCATCCAATAATTCTTGAGGTACTTTGCTGGGACTACCATAAAATTGTCTGATTTCTTCCTGTAAATCAGCTAATCCTGATTCACTTAAATTACTATTGAAACGATCTAAAAATTGCTGTAAGTGATCTGATTCCTTTGTTTCCTCAACTTCGGAGTTAGATAAGTCTTCAGTAGCTATCGTTAGAGGAAGATTTGCACGTACAGACTCCCAATAATCTCTAGCTTCTTTCAATTTTCTTTCTAAAGGCGGACAGGATATCTTCAGTTCTCTCCAAGCAGATTTATATTCATATTCAATTTTGGTGATTTTACTAAGAATGTCATCAATTTTTTCACTCTGTACTAATTCAGCATTCTTAGTATCATAACTATCTAACTCAGCAAACCAAGTATCTGCTTGCTCCCAAAACTTGGCTATTTCTTCCTCTTCTTTAGCTTTATTTAACTCCTCATCCCCCTCTAAACTAGAGATCCAACTATCTATTTGATCACTTTTGATAATGCTTGGGCAATTAGAATTTTGTGAGTTTGGCGAACACGCTAAAATATCAAAAGGTTCAGTAATATCATTAGTGGTAGCTTTTGCTTCTGGATTATTTTCTGTTTCCTCAACTTCAAAACTAGATAAGTCTTCTGTTTCTTCCGTTTCCTCAATTTTGCCAATCTCCGTAGGTTGATCAGCGACTTTAAAGCTAGATAAATCTTCAGAAGCTTCTGTCGTTTCTTCTGAGATTGTTGCCACATCATATTTATTAGTGCTGACCTCAAAATTAGACCAGTAAGCAACTAGTTCTTCTAATCTCTTCTCTACATCCGAGTTGAGAAACTTTTTATCAGCCGTCCAGAATTTGTAATCATCATCCACAGAGAGTATGATTTCTTCGTAGTTGTCTGCATTGATATTATCTAGCTGTTTGTTCCATTCTTGGACTTTCCTGCCAAACCCAGCTTGAGTCCTACGAGTTCGCTTACCATTGGTTTGTTCTGATTCTGTTGTTTTCGTATTAGTGTCAGTCTCAGATATGCTGGTAAGAGGTACAATCTCATTAGCTTCTACAGTATCACTGGTTATACCTACCATATCAGCAGTTACAGGTGTAGCCTCGACTTCTGTAACAAATCTTGGAATAGCTAAAGTCACCACCTCTTTAGGTTGCGCAAAAATATCACCACAGCTTTCCTGGATAGCCGATTTTGCAGCACTTACAACAGACTGTGGAACAGTCTGTAATATCTGCATCAAAGCAGATATTTCCCCAACTACCCGATCAACGGCTGGTGCTGCCGTTGTTGCTGCTTGTATTTCTCCTGTAACACGGAGTAAAGCTGCTTCTATAGCTGCTTTCTCAGAAATTTTATTGTTGATAAACTCTTGGAATGCCATAAAATATTTGTCCTATTCTATCCTTGACTATATTATCATACTCCTGTTATACTGTAAAAGTCAATAGAATACACAAAATATTTTAAGGAGCGTGTGGGATGGTTGTTGCATCTGATCGTGGTGTCAGGCTGAATAGTCAGCAGCAGGGCATGGTTGATTTTATTTTGTCAGCTATGAGACAACAGAATCGTTTTATAGGTGGTTATGGTACTGCGGGTACTGGTAAGACATTTACAGCTAAGTACGCTGTAGATCGTCTTATGCGTGAGGGTGTAGTTAAGAAAGTCGGTATATTAGCGCCTATAAACTCAGCTTGTAAGACTTTAAAAAAAGCGTTTGATGGGCGAAGTAAAAATATCCAGACTATTGCTAGTGCTTTGGGTCTAGCTCCTGTTATTGATGCTAATGGACATCAACAGTTTATAGTCGGCGGTGAGAAGGATAGGGATATTTTTGAGGATAGAGAAAAACCACTATCATCTTATGATCTAGTAATTGTTGATGAGGGATCAATGGTAGGAAAAAGTAACTGGGAGTCATTAGATTCAGAGATTAGGTATGGTGCAAAAATTTTAGTTTTGATGGATCAATGGCAATTAGCACCAGTAGGCGAAAAAAAGATTCATGCTCTAGATTTAGTCGGCAACAACTTTAGAGAGTTAACCAAAACTGAAAGATATTCTGAAGATAGTTTTATTTATAAAGTAATATCTGCAAGTTTAGAGGCTGTTAAAAGTAAAGACAAACATTTTAATCCTTTGGCAGAATTTTCTAATTCTGTACCTGAAAACGATTATGGACATGGTTATTTTGTATATGATGAAAAATCAGGAATAGAAAGTTTTGCTAGGCAAGTGGAGAGGATGATCCTAACCCAAAAGTGGGATTATACAAGGTGCATTTGTTGGCGTAATAAAGAAGTTGATAGAATCAATAACATCGTCCGTAATCTTGTAATTCCCTATGGTGATCTAGAATCAGTAACACCCGGAGAATTGTTAGTAACAACTGGTTCTGTTAAACGCTCCGATGGTAGAGGTAAGGATGTCATCATTTACCCTACGGCAACTCAATTAGTTGTTTACTCTTCCAGATTTAAAACAGTTTTAGATTCTGATGATCAAGAGTGGAAAATTTGGGAGACTGTAGTTGCTGATCCTGATGAGGAAAGAGGCTTAAAAAATTCAATCAATTTGATAGACAAGGATCAACGGATAGCTTTTCAGGATAAGCAGGATAAATTACGAGATGGTATTAAGAAAGCTAGTGAAGAGTATGGTTATAGGTCTTCTGAGTGGTTTAAGGCATTAACTAGACTGACTAAATTTGAACAATTAATAGACCCAGTAAGGTATTGCTATGCGATCACTGGGTATGGATCTCAAGGACAATCAGTAGATACCATCTACAAAAATTGGACTGACATCTCTTGTAATAAGCGTGATTTTGATGCAAGAAACCGGACTAATTTTGTAGCTGATAGCCGTGCGAGATATAGAATTAATGTTTTTTAGGAGAAAATAAAATGATAACCCATGATTTAAAAACCTGGTCTTGCTATTTCACAGAAGTTTTAGCAGGAAATAAAACTTTTGAATTAAGGAAGAATGATCGTAATTATAAAATTGGGGATATTCTCAATTTGATAGAAGTTGATGAAAATAAACCCTTGATAATTGCTGGATTAAAACATTACTTACCAACTGGCAGAACTTGTCAAAGAACTATTACCTACATTTTAGAAGGTGGTCAGTTTGGATTAGATAAAGATTATGTAATTTTAGGAATGAAAAAATGAAACAACTAACAATTTCACCAAGACCATATCAAGAAAAAGCGATTGATCATTGCTCTGAGGTTTTTTGGGGTCAGATGCCAGAAAAAGCAGTTAACTTAGTAGCTGGTTGTGGTGCTGGTAAAACCGTGATTGCTGCTCAAATTTGCTGGCTTCTGCATGAAAATAATTTTAATAGTCTGATTATTGTTCCATACACTTCTTTGTTAGATCAGTTTGTCACCACTCTAATTTGTAGAGGTTTTAGAGGGACTAAAAAGATGTATGAAATGGTTATTGCTCAAGATCCAGAAGGCAAAAGTCCATTTATACAATCAGTAAGAGAACTCTATGAACATTACTGTAAAACAAAGTTTCCTAAACCAGAGATAGCTTATTATGCTGGGGGTAAACCGACTACAAAAGATTATTCAACTATCAAAGTAGTTGTGGCTATGGCTCAGACAATTGAATCAAGAGGTATTCCTGAAATACCTTTTAAAATCATTCACTTGGATGAGTCGCATTTAACATATTTCAGACGTGAATTACAAGCTAAATTACAAGAATACAAATACTATTCTGAAAGTAATTTAGTTTTGTATACAGCTACTCCTTGGCGTGGTGATGGTGCTGAATATTCCAAAGGTATTAAAAATTATCAAGTTGCAACAACTAAAGAACTAATTGAACAAGGTTTTAATTGTCCTTATTTCTATTACCCATTAGGTGTAATGGAGAAAAAACAGGCAATAAGATCAACAGATTTTAGTGAGGCTGAAGAATTAGCAATATTAGATAAAATGTTTAACCCTGCTGATTCTTGGGAATACTTACACAATCCAAGCAGTCATTTAGATAGTGGTAAACAAATAGAATCAGTCTTTGATAGTCAAACTATTTTCTTTTTTGGTAGGAAAGCGATCGCTCTAAAGTACATGGATTATTTTAGAGAAAAAATGAAAGAAGCAGGTATTGATCGTGAGCTACTATTAGTTTGTGATAGCACACCGTTATCTGAAAGGGTAGCTGCTTTTAGCAAGTTCAGGGAGCGTAAAGCACTATTATTTACAGTAACTTGTTTAGCTATTGGTTTTGATGAGCCAAGTGTTGAAAATATCGTGTTGCTAAGAACCTTTAGCATGGCTGGCTACGCTTTGTTTATCCAAATATTTGGTAGAGGATTAAGACCATCCCAAAAAACAGGTAAAACTCACTGTAATGTTTTTGATCTGTGCAGTAATCCGTATTTTGCGGATGCTCTACCAGATATGATCACAGATTGGAATATTTCAGAAGATAATAATATTCCTATTCCCAAAGATGGTAAAGTCTGCGAGCATTGTGGTGCAGTTAATGGTAGGGGAATGAAAAGCTGCTATATGTGTGGTGAGGAATTACCAAAAGCTAAGGAAAAAACAGTTGAGGAAGAACTAGATGAACTTACTCAAAAATTACTTGATTGGGGTAATAGTGAAGGTTACTTTAATATCAATGATGAGTTACTGGAGAAGCTGCAAAACCAGCATCTAAAAATTACTAATCTTTGTAATCAATTAAAATTACAGGATCAAGAATATCTGCTAGAACTTAACAGGTGTTTAGCTTCCCTAAAAACTGCTATTGGTGGTTTTGTTTTCAGGAACGATCCTTTACCTATTGAAAGACTACAACTGCAAACATATAAACTGGTAGAACTTTCAGACGTTCTTAGTCTTTACAGTCCTTATACTGAGCAAGAGATTCAAGAATTTGAAAAACTATCTCGCAACTTTTTACAAGATGGTGAAACTATCAAAGCTGCTGATCGTGCTTTAAAGAAACTTAGACAACAAGCGGAAAATCAGTCAACAGAGGGAATCAAATTTATTGAGATTTCCAGTAGTGGTGGTTTATCTCATCGTGAAGTTTATCGGAATTTATTAAAAATCGGCGTACTCGCTAAAGGCTTTGCCCCTGGTTGGGCATATATGCAGATGCAAAAAATGTACGGCATAGATACACTCAAAGAACTTTATGGAGATAAAGTCACATTCCCTAGAGACTGGAAGCGCCACGCTATTTTTGGAGAAACCCCCACCTATGGGAACTATCTGAAATACAGACACCAGCTATCTTTGCAATGCTCTAAAAACCATAAGTCCTACGACTCTGTATATAAGGAACTATCAGCCGAGTTTGGTAGTTTCTGTATAGAGTTCAATGATAGGTATAATTTAGAACACGGCAAAGTTAGTAAAGCAGCTTGATAAAATGTTTTACCAAATACTTGACAAAACATCTTACCTAAGCTAATATTTTATTGTGGGGTGGTAAAACATCTACACATCATTTTCTCAAATCAGTTCTCAAAAATCATTTTCTCAAATCAGGACAAACTTATGTTATTTTCTTCAGATTCTTTCCGCGCTTACGATACTATTCTTTTAGGCGAAAACTTTGACTACGTAAATTTTAAACCAGGTTTATATGGTTTAAAACTTTCAGAATTAAGAAAAGCACCAGGTTTAGGTGCTGCCACGATTGTGGCATTGGCTGATATCTTTAGTATTCCCGATGATGTTGAAGTTTTAAAATTTTCCTTGGATAAGGAAATGCAGGTGAAATACTGCCTATCACCTTCTTTCAAACTCGATAAAAATGAAGATGGTGATAATGAGCTTTATTTTATAATGGGTGATTGGCGGTTAGATTTAGGTACTACTTGTCAGACAGTAATTAAGGAAGCAAAATTCTTAATTGATTTCGCAGTGTTTTCAGTTCCTCAATCAGATGGAACAAACAAACAATTTGCAGGTTTTTCTTTCAATCTAAACCCTGAAAAACCAAGTGCTAATGATTCTACTAAATTGATAAGAGCGAAAGACAGCAATAAGGTTTTTGATTTTATCCTATCATTCGCTAGAGATCCTGAAGACAGTAGGGAGCAACTTGTCAATATTTTTAATAGTGCCTCCGGTGACTTAGAGGAACTTTACGAAACCTTGATTAATTCTCCCTACGTTGGTAAAGTAGGTGAGGCTTTTCAGTTCGCACAATTAAAAGAACTTCCCATAGGTGCTTACGAAGTGAGTGAGATTGAGTGGGAAGAAAAGGAAATCACCAAGAAAGATACGGGTGAGAAAGCCCGCATCCAAAACTGGAGATTTAAAGCTGTATCATTGACAGATAAATCAATCTACTATGTGAATGCTTCTAAAGGATCATTCTTTGGTAAGTCAATCACTAATACAGGGGATAATATAAGCCCCGTCCTAAACCAAGCAGGTAAGGGTAAAGGTGGTCACGTTTTGCTCACCTTAGAGGCTTTAGAAAAAGTAGCAAACGGTATTAGTCCCAAGGGTAGAGTATTTAGTAATCTGGTGGCTGGTCAAGCCTATATTAAGGCTAGACTTCCTCAGTTGTTAGCTGCTGAACTACAAGCACCAGCTAATGCACCTGCTTTAAAATCTGCTGAACCAGCGACTGCATAAAAAGTTTTTCTTTCCATTCCATAGTCACTAGACCACAAGTTAACAGCTTGTGGTTTTTTTTGTGTTTGTATTTCATATTCTAACTATGCTATTATTCTGTTAACAAATAAGGAGTATTTTATGAACACATTTTACGGAGGGTTTGATAGTCAGGTCCATGATAGTTGGATCGTAATTTTGAATAGTGATGGTGGTACAGAACTACTTTTAAGACTTCCACTAATTAAGCTGAAAGACTACGGAAACAGCATGATTGATATTTGTGAAGTGATGAAGGAACTAGAGAAGTTTCCTAAAATCATTATGGTTGCGGAAAAAGTCAGAAGTTCTAGTAATTCAGATAATGCAAAGTTTAAAGGAGCAAAGGGTATACAGACTTTCGGTAGTTGTTTAAATTTGATCGCACAAATGCAAGCAGCACCAAATATAGAAATTGCTAGTTTAGATGTAAAAGTCTGGAAAAAACCTTTTGGATTAGATTCTAATAAAAGGAAATCAGTCCTAACTGCATTAAATATGGGCTTAGTTTTCCCAGAGGATGCCTGGACTAACAAGAGAGATGGATCTAGAGAAGCTTCTGATAATTTAGCCGAAAGCTATATGTTGGCTCAATATGCCAGGTTAGCAATGATATCAAAAACACGGAGAAAGAAATAATGCAAAATGTTCAACTTGAATCACAATTTATTCTTGGATGTCTAAAGGATAGATTATTCCAAAAGCCATGTGACAATATTCTTCTGATAAAACACACTTATTTAGTAAAACGTCGAACCTATTTTGATTATGATTTGTTTGCTTTTGCCTACTCAGAATCAGATCAAATGCTCCGGCTAGAATGTTCATATTTTATTGAACAATTACTGACTTATCTAGAGTTATCACACCCCACACAGCAGAAATCAAGAAAGATTGAATTATGGGAACAATTACATAATCAATCTTTCTATGATGATTTAGGAACAGTCACTAAAACTAAATTTTTTAGTTTAATTGGTTTATGTCTTTATCAGAATTATCTTGCATACCTGTCATACAACGATAAATTAAATATTTTACCCGTAGTTGGTGAGAAATGTTTTAATTTAATTGTTGATTATCTAGATGATAAATACGGTGAAATTTATGATAATAAAGGTGACTTACCAGTTCCTAAAAATGTTGTAATTGTTAATCAAGTAATCGGCAAGTTTAACACTTTTCTGGCAACTAAACCAAAAATTACCAAACAATGTAATCTGAGTGGGAATCTAAAATATAGGATAAATGGTTTTCATTTAGATTTTAAGAGTGATCACCGTGCTACATATCAATCTGCTGCTGATTTTCTAATTGATGAGGTTTTTTATCTAGCTGGTGAATCCTCCAATACTCTAACCAAGATTAAGCAACAGTTGAAATTAAATCACTCGATTATTTCTGAACAAAAGTTTTATAAAATGTTCGGGTTATGTTGCTTACAAATAGCTGGTGTAAATAATGATTGTCTTGACGGCTATAGGTTAAAAAGTCTGGGAAAGACTTGTTTTCAGATGCTTTTAAATTATTTGGGTTAGGTGCGATCGCTTGTCAGACTATCAAGGCAAGCGATTATTTTAAAAATGTTATACATAATTTATTCAGATCCAAATTTATACAAAATTGGTATTTCTGCTAGTCCAGAAAGACGACTAAAACAGTTGCAAACAGGCAATGGTCAAAAGTTGCATCTGTACAAAGTTTATAAGGTTAAGGATGAGAAAGTCTTAGAAAAACGACTACACTCTATGCTATGGCAAAATAAAGCTATCTTAGGTAAATCTGAATGGTTTAGGTTATGTCCCGAAACCTTGGAATGGTTAGATCAGTTTCTGAGTGAAAAAAATATTTTATAAAATGCTTGACAATACTTTTATAGTAAGTTATATTATAGAGAGTTAAGAGATGGGTAAAATGGATCAGGTTAAACAGCTTTTGGACACAAATCCTTGGCAGTTCGACGGTATGAATTTCACTCAGTTTAAGAATCACTGTAAAAGTCTAGGAATTAGAGTCAAAAACAGTGCAGAAGTTGTAGCACTATTTACACCTACTGAGTATGAAGGTTTATATCATTACAGAAGTAACCCAGACTCACACATATTGGTGGAACTCAGTGATCCAAGACAACACGAACCAAATAGAGTAAGGAAAGCTCCGCAGTATTATTTCTCAGTAATGGGAATTTAATTAAAAAACCTCTAGCAGCTAAGTGTTAGAGGTTTTTTAACTATACGTCAATAACTTTTTGAATTTTCTGTTTCCAATTATTCTTGGTAGCTTCTGGTAAATCTTCAAACTTTGGATTATTACAACCTTTATGATCTACCCAGCCTATAGCTTCTTGGTGTGCATTATAAAGCTGTTTAGTTATATCCAGGAAGACATCAACCTTCTCAAAAAAGTCTGGAAATTCATTAACTGAGGACACATTAACTGGTATTCCACTAATAGTTATATCAGGGTTTCCTAACTTGATTTTGAAAGATAAAGACCAGGATTTTCCATCATCGAAGGTCAAAACCGAAACATCATGTGCTGCCTGAAAATCTGCTTTAAAAGATAGAGCTATAGGGTTCGATAGTTGGTAGGTTCTACATTCTCCTGAGACTACACAGCTAGACACCTTACCATAAATAGTCTGCTCGTTTAAATACTCTTGGCTTTCTGCTATTTCTAGTTTTAAAATCATCTTTACCTCTATTTTAGTATTTAACCTCTAGCAGCTAAGTGTTAGAGGTTTTTTAGTATATTAATTTAGATCAGCCTGTTCCAACTTTTTGTTAGGGAACATCTGCTTTACTCCAAAGAAGTCGCGGTATTGAAACACAGCATCACATGGTCCAATATCACGGTTATCTATTAGCTGACAAATTCCGGCTTCTGCTCTGTCAATAGCCATGAGACATTTCTGATCTAGAAAGTCTCTGGACTTATGCCGTTTGCAATCTAAAAACTTTTCTAATTCAGTAGCGTCTAAACCAAACACGATGTTATACATAGCGTTTGTAGCCATCCACCAAACATCAGAATTATATTTCTCATCAAGTTCTGGATGTCTTTTGATGTAAGCAGCGATCGCATCTGTCAGCGTCCTGCGAGTCTCTTTACCATGTTGCCGGATCTGTTCCCAGAGTTTAGTCAGCTTTTTCATAGCCGCTTCCGCTTCTGGTGTGAGTGCTGCAAACTCACCATTGACAACTAAGGACAAAACACGGTTAGCCCAAACTCTGAATGGGGTGTTAACCCAACGAGCTAAATCTATAGCAATCTCAGTGTGACCCCAAGTACCTTGTACGTGACCGTAGCCTTCAACCTCAATAATGATAGACGATGCGGGAATCCCCATATCGTTTTCAAGTTCTAAAATATACTCTTTAGTCGAGGATAGTCTGAGATAGTCAGCAAGTCTTTTCTTAGGGTTGGTTTTACACATCTCTGTTAAATTGACATACCCTTTAGGGATTTTATAATTACCTATCTGAGTATCATCTGCTGTTTGGGAAATTACTACGCTTTTGTAGTTGTGCTGTAAAATAGACATAGTTGCCTAGTTCCTTAAAACTGTTTAGGTGACTCCCGTTGTTAATAAACATTTGAGGCGTTCACAGCGTCTCATCTGTTTGACGGGTTGTCTCAACAATGTAGCATAAAATTTTATAGAATATCAGAATTTTATAAAAAATTTTATCGCTATTTTACGGATTTATATTATAATGTCTAGGTTATTTTATAAAATAAAAAAGACTTCCCCACATAGAAGGGAAGCCATAGACTAACCATAAAACAAAAATCACCTCCTGAACCCAGAAAGTGATTTATTTATGTATTAATTTTAATTAAGCGCACATGGGATCTTTTGCTATCTGGTTTTCCAACCAGGTATATTGTATTGCCCACTGCTGTAAAAATTCCTTTGCTTCTCTCAAGGTATTGAAAATGGATTTACCATGTTGTTTTTCAATTTCTTCTGGTTCATGTTCCATTGTAAATACTTGATATTTATCATTATTTAGTTTTTCTATATTTACATGAAAACAATTTTGGGGATTACGTAAATCATCAAAACTTGACTGAATGGGTGCATTATACCAGCAGCTATCCTTAGACCACTTTAAGGGGTAGTAAGCTGTTTGGTATTCAGGACAAATTAATTTAACTGGTTGTTTCAACATCTGGTGTTTAGACATCTTTATCACTCTGTTTACCTTTATGTAACCTACTATAACTAACTATTAAAATATTGTCAAGCAAAATAGTAAAACATTTTATTAAATAAAAAAAATCATCTGTCAACAATAGGCAGATGATTATGAAGTCTCAAAGTAAACCAATACAAACCTATTATCAGTATAGTACACGGGTTTAGTATAAAGCTCTTACATTGGTATTATCAGCCTGGATATAGCCTAAAAGCAGTAATTCTTGCAGTCCATCATTAACTTGAAAATCAGCTAATTCCTCAACTACTTGACTGATAAACCAATCACCGGAAATATCTACCCAGCCGTTACCACGTAAGATATTCAGTAGAAAACTAGCACATTCAGATAAGATGTTTATTTTATCCAGACGGCAGCAGCTACCTAGCATTGGTGCTATTTGTTCAATAGGTTTATCTCCCCAAATTTCAGAACAAATCTGTTTATAGTTTTTGCCAGATTTGACTAATTTCTGAACTCTCTGTTTCATTGGAATTTCACCATTAGTTTCTGACTTAACATAGGAAACTTTTGGTGGTTCTACAGGTTTAGTTGGTTCTGTAGTTGCCGTTGGTTCAGTCCAAATATCAGCAGGTTTTTCTGTGGGTTTATTAGCTTCCACTGTATTCTCAAACTGGAGTGCTTTTCGCTCAAATTTAGGAGTAATCCCTAAACGAACCACACCAGCAGTAGACAAAATAACAGAAGTTGTGATCTTCTTATTCTGCATTCCTTCCAGTAGAAAATTATATTGTTCAACTGCTTTGGTGCGATCGCTCTCACTCGGTACTAAATAATCATTCTGCAAAACCTTTGTAATACATTTAGTATCACCAATGATTTGACCATTGGAATCATTGCCAATTCTAGCAATAGCAAAGATATCAAAATTATCTCTGATACTCGCAGATCCCAGACCCCAATCATTCACATTAGGCGATTGAGTATCTAACCAAACTGTAGTTCCCAACGCAGCACCATTATTAGCTAAAGTCATGATTTTAGCTGTAACATCTTTGAAAGTTTCCTTGTCTTGAGAACTTAATTGATCCTTGATAGATTGCCAGTCAGTGATGATTAGTAAAACGGGAGCAAAGTCACGATAACCTTTCTCTAATAATTCCTGCCTAGTTTCATATTCATCCCACACTAAATTTAAACTTTCTAACCCAAAGTTTTTAAGTGTAAATCCATTGTGGTTTTTTCTAGGAATATTTGGGTGTACAGGTTCAATACCTTTACCTTGCCAAACATAACAGGTTAAGTTTTCCTCACCTACCAGTTTAATGGTTTCCTCAATCATGAAATAGACTACTGTGGTTTTTCCAGTACGACTAGGAGCGATCAACGCCTTGCATTTACCAGGTGATCCGGCTTGTTTAATAATACTCAAACCTTGCTGTCTAAAAGGTTCATATTTATCCTCTCTTGGCAGGTTATCTGTGCGAGTATACTGAGGTCTTTCCTGGGGTAAATCCTCATCTTCTATATCTCCTACAGTTTCATAAACAGCACTATTGTCTAGTGTTGCTTCTGCACTATCACTAGGGGATAGGAATTTACCAAAACTAGCACCACCGTCAATCAGATATCCGAAGTCCGTATAGTCTTGGGCATCCATTGAACTAAGCAAGCTAAAAGCCTGTTCATCAGTGAGACTCGCTAAAAACACTTTTCTAGCATCAGCCTCACGTAAACCGCGAAGTTTGACTAATAACAATTCTGCTGACATCTTTAAATCAGCTTCGGCAAAACTTAAAGCAAAACCAGATTGAATACTAGCTAATCTATGGGTGGCACGATATTTAGGACGCAACAAAGACAGCTGATCTTGAGTAAATCTAAATGCCCAAAGTGATAGACTGCCAAACCCAAAAGTTAACCAACCAAACAGGATTTTATGGGGATTTTCAGCAGGTATTTCATGAAGCTGATATAACCAACCTTCCCGTAATCCTTGACTGACTAAAGCCAAATCACTAGCGCGATCATTTACACTGCTGTGGAGTGCTTTATTTATATAGCTTTGAGGAATAGTACCCACATCACCCCGTCGGATATTACAGAACTTTGCACCTAATGATAGTTTACTGTTAAGGTTGCGTTGGCTGTCATTCACATTTAGCAAACTATTCTCGGTTTGTTGCTCCTTAATTTGATGATCCTTATTCTGTGCAGCTACAGGATAAAAACACAGATCTGCCGACTTTGGATAACTACCATAGTGGGAAGCGATCGCGCTGCCTAATGCTGCTGCTAATAATCCCCAACTAAGCAGAGTTAACTTAGGGATGCTATAAGTCTGCACTTTCAGATCAAATTGCGAGTTCATTTTATCTGTTTCCTTTGTTTTATGGTTTATATTATAATATTCTAGTTAGAATGAAAAGATCAAGTAAAATACCAGGAGGTTTGAAATGTCCCGCACACATAAACTCAGGGACTTTCAGAAGTTTGTAGTCCTAAAGTCCCGACCGCTAGAGAAGGAAAAATATAGTGATAGGTATGGTGATCCAGTAAGGTATAGGAAACAATGTGCTAGAGCGCATCAAAAGACTAATGGATTATGCTGTGTTTGCATGGCTAGGCAGTCAGATCAACTGCACCATTCTAGCTATCGGAAATCGGGTGATAGGATTGGCTCTAACTGTTTTCCTGTTTGTTTAAGCTGTCATCAGCACATTTGTCACCATCCTAAAAACTGGGTAATTCACCCAACTGATCCGATCTGGAAAAATCACAACACAGCACAGTTCACTAGGATGTTACAAAATAACTACAAAAAAGTACAACAAAGAAGGTGTTAACCTAATTCCCAATATCTCAAAACCAAACCCATGCAACTCAACCTACTGCAACCACAACTAGATACCGTTGCCGGAACGGGACACCGACCTGATAGGCTTTCTTTAGGAAAGATTGATCCTTATAATCCAATTCTGAGGGAACGATTAACTGATTTAGCTATCTGGTATCTAGAAAAGAAACTACCAGATCAAGTTATTAGTGGTATGGCTTTAGGTTGGGATGTTGCTTTAGCAATAGCAGCTATCAAATTGGAAATACCATTGATTGCTGCTGTTCCATTTAAGGGTCAAGAAAGATTATGGAGTGCAGAAGATAAACATCTATACTACAAAGTGTTACAACAAGCTAAACAAGTCGTGATTGTTTGTGATGGTGGCTATGAGGCTAAAAAGCTGATGATTAGAAACCGATGGATGGTAGACAAATGTAGCCGTGTGATTGCACTTTATGATGGTAGTCAAGCGGGTGGCACTGCAAACTGTATTAAATACGCTGCTTATAAAAATAAACCTATTGATAATCTGTGGGGAACATATATTAAGGTGAATTTTGGATATTGATACAACAAAATAGAATCAGTCCACTGATTCTATTTTTAAAATGCTTATGTAGTAAGTTTTTGAAGCTATTAAAAAAAATATTTTATCTCAAGTGTTGACAAATGTTTTCCAGTGGACGTATAGTGGGGAGAGCCAAAGACAAAACAGAGGAAACAGATGAAACTGACACTGTATCAAGTGATGCTAACAAAAGAATTTTGCAAAATTCTTTCCTCCAGAGGGATTGTCTCCTTCCTAAGAGGAAAGAATTATCTAGTGCTGAATGAAAAAGAGGCATTCACTCTATTTAAGAGTGAATCTCAGATTGAAGACTTATCAGAGTCTGCGGTAACGATTACAGAAATATAATGCCTAAAGGTGAAAACCCAAACTCCCAAGAAAATTTAAAACTTGGGAGTCCAAAGCGGACAGATGGTGCAAAGAAACACACCATACCTTTAAAACCTGAAACAGTAGAACTTGCAAAACTGTTAGGGGACGGTGTGGTTGGTAGGGGACTTGATAAAATGGCTGAAATAATTAAGGCAGGTAAAACAGATGAGTAGAACAATGAGGGCTGAGGTTTACAATGAAGTTCTAACAATTGAGGAGTTCCAAGAGATGTTGGAACTCGCAGATGAAATTTCATCTGTTTTGTTAGCATATATCAAGAAAAATAAGAAGAATAAAGAACGCATGGAAGAGATCAAAGAACTGGTGGAAGAATTTAAAAGAGATGACCTAAGAATTTAATAAGTAAACCCTCTAGCTAGTTAAGTCAGAGGGTTTTTTAATTATTTTGCCTGCCATCTAAGATAAAGAAAATATAATCTAATCCCGAAATAACCAGGATGTTTGGTGATGCTAAACCGTCTTGAGTCTGTTTTATTTAAGATACCAAAAGTAAAAAAATAATCTGAATAATTCATTATTTTCTCCTGTTTTTTAGTGCAGATGCGATCGCAATTCCCACACCCAAAGCAACCAAAAGCATAAACCCTGAACCCAAAAAGTTGCTATTATCTTTCCGACCTTCATAAACATCTAAATCTTTCTTAATAGTTGCAATCCCTTCCTTAGCTATGGATTCAGCACGTTGGTTATCTAAGTAAAGTTTAGCACTGCTACAGGTCAGCATCCCAGATAAAGCTAGACCTGCTCCAAATTTACCCAGATCAGATACAGAAAATCCGTTATCAATAGTTACGGTATTGAGGGCAATCCCAAAGGCAATTGCTACAGGGATAGCTCCTACACCTAATGGGTACAACCCTGTTTGTCCTTGATCATACAAATATTGAACCGACACTAATTGAACACCAGATAAAATAGTTCCTTGAGCAATACCCACCCCTGTGGCAATCCAAGCGTCTGATTGTTCTATTCTTTTCTGTACTTGCTCACTGTCGTATCTTTCCTGAAGATAAGGATCTTCATTATCTTGATAAGGTTGATAGTTTGATAACATTTTAAGCCTCACTATATTTTCTGATTATGTTTCTGACTGCTGTGTGCAAAGTAGCAATTTCTTGACTACTGATAGTTTTAAACTGTCTGTGTATTGAGTCTAATGTGTGTTTCGTATGAGGTGAAACTTCCAAGTTAAATAGTGCTACACCTAAATTTTTTGGAAGTCTATAAACATTAATTGCTACCCTCCCGCACTCGTCTTTACAGATTGTGTAATTAAATCCCAATTTCGATGTTTTCATTGTACGTCCTTTACTAATACGTAACCTGTGGCATTTGGTTTAAATCTCTTCAGAGAAATTCTAGTTTGTTTTCTTGTCTCCAGATTTATTACTGTGGCTTTTTCACCTTCAATTGAGACAACCTCTACCCGTCTAGTATAATTACGTTTGTCGTTGTCTCTCCAAATTTGCCCAACCCTCACTTCGTTCATTATCTTTATGCTCTAAAAAATCCTTTAAATACATTACTAAAAAACCCACCAATACCTGATCCAGCTTTAGCCGTTGTACCTGTTAACTCTCTCAGATTTTCCATTGTCTGTTGTCTGGGAGTCAACTGTTTCTTGTCAGCATTTGCACTTTCCCTAGCTTCATTTACTCTTTGAGTTAGTTGATAACGTTTCTGCTGAAAGTTGATATCAGATACTATTTCATCAGTTTTATATTGTTGGGGCAACAAACATATTTTACGCTTGTGATCCTGTATCAATTGAGTCTGCTTTAGCTTATCCTCAAGCATTATTTCTTTGGTTGTATGCTGCAATTTCAGATCAGCTTGATTAATTTCAGAAGTTAATTTTGTTGCTGCTGTGATGGTAGAACTAGCTTGTTTTAGGAAAGCAGCCTCAGCTTGAATAATTCTACCTTGTGCTTCAATTCCATCCTGTAAAGAAGTGATCACAGTATCAGCAATTTCAGCACGTTTTACCGTTTCCTCATTATATTTGAGGATTGTGTCAGCAGCGCCTAAATCACCTGCCATCGCAGCAGTCAAAGTTGATTGAGAGATTCCAGTCATTTGCTGGACACCAGTATAAATAGTTTTTGCTTCTAGCCTAAATTTGCCCACCTGTTTACCCTCAAAGACTGCTAGGTTGTTGAGTATCTTTTAGTCGTTCCTTTGCAAAGTCAATTGCATCCATCCGAACTTGATAACCTAATAAAGTTAAGTCTGATCTAATAGCAGTTGCTGGTGGAAAAGATTTCAGCTTTCTAGGTTGATCTGGTCTTAGTTGTTCCAGGCAATCAGTGATAGTCAATTTAAAACAAAAATCACCTGGTTTTTTAACGCTTTCTTCTGCTATTTGAGTGTAGCTATCTGCTAATCTTTCAACCCATTTAGTATATTCGGGTGATTGGTTATTAGTGGATAGCTCTACGGTTTTAGGAGGTTTTATTGATTGTGAGTAGAATAGGACTCCTAAGACTAAAACCGACCCCAGAATAGCTGTTTTTGGTTTTAGTTTTTCTGACAGATGGAATTGTCTAGTAGGTTCAGAATAAGTTAACATACACTTACCTGCTCATAAGCTAAAGCAGATTTGCGTCTATGTTCTCTCAGAAAAAACTTTCTTTTAGGGTATTTTTTCTGAAACATTTGTTTCCATGATTCCGCTTGTTCTTTTGATAGCGGACGTGAATTATATTGTGTAAATCCATCCTCCACATGATCCGTTCTTGAATAAATGTTATAAAGTTTCATTGTTTTGTCTCCTAGTCATTACTACAACAATTGATCAGCCCACCACCAACAAACGTTAACCCAACTAAAGCAGGAGTTAAAGTTACTCCTAGTAGCCCAGCACCAAAAAATAGTAATGCTCCGGTTAACAGGCTACCATCCACAAATTGTCCGATGAAACTTTGCATTTTTCTGTCCTTTGCTAATAGTAATAGTCCTGGTAAATCCATTGAGAGTTCAAGTAAAGCTAAACGGTAATAATGTGTTTTTTCACGTTCAGCTTTTAGTGCATCTAGCTCCCAATCTGTTAAATCAGTATCTCCAAGAGTAGATTGTGGAACTGCTGGTAATTGCCTAGTAGGATCTCGTTTTTTCATGACTTTTCCTAACCTATAAGAAGCCTAATTGAGAGAATAATACCAAAACCTGAAAGAACAGCTAGTTTGTCTTTAGATGTAATCAGATGGAACATACTAGCTATTAAGAGCAATACAGCCAAGACTTTCAGAGGAATCATAAATTCGCTTGTTGATGGGCTTTTGTTATAATCCTTTGCCCCCGTTCTGATCTTGGCAATTCTAGAGAATCATTAGCTAAGACAACAGCAGCTTGCTTGGCTAGATTAGGATCTACACCAGACAACTCTAATGCTTCTCGATAAACTTTAATTCTTGACGGTTGCATGATTACACCTCAATTCCTAATTTTTGCAATTTTTCTGTTTCTACTCCTAACTCAGCAAGACGTTTCTTACATGATTCAATTTTATCTTCATGCAAAAATCTGTATTCAGGAAAGTCCCATTGACCGTCTTTACTGATTTGGAAATTAACTAACTCAATGTGTAACTTAGCTGCATGGGTTATCATTGTTGCAACTATCTGAGGATAAGGTAATCCAACAGTTGCGTAATGAATTACCATATCTTCAAATTGGTTGTCCATCCACTGAGCAGCGTCCGCTTTAAATTTGAGCAGTTGGCGTAGTTCCATCTGTCTAGAACCTTTTTCACGTCCTAATTTTTCAGCACGTTCAACATTTAGGTGACGGCTGATAGTTAAGGATTCCTCAAGTGCTTGAGTCTGATCAAAAACCTGTCTCTGTCCAGTTGCTTCTGCTATCAGTCTTTCATAAAGCTGAGGAAGATGATCAGCACCATAAACCTCTGCAATTATGTTTACCTTTTGGATAGTTGCATCGTCAAAATTTGCAGATGTGACGCTGGTAATTTGTGCTTTACCAACTGTAGATAAATCACCACCTTTACGTCTACCACCTTTCTTAGTAGTGGGTACTGTAGGAGTAACTAACTCCACACCTTTGTTTTCCTGTTCAGGAGAAGTGAACACTGCTAAATCAGCCATGATTATTTCCTCATTTACCTTTGTTTTATGTGTTTCCTTATTATAATAACTCAGTTATAATATAATTGCAATACTTAATCCATAAAATATTGTAAAATAGCTAAAACAAAGGAAACAGAGTGATGAAACAACAATACAGCAGAAAAGAAATAGAAAATTTAATACTCGGAGTACGTGGTAAAAACTACTCTGAAAGACAGATGAAGCTGCTTTATTCCAAGGTCAGAGATAAAATAGGTCAGCAGACTTTCAACCAATACCAAGTAGCACAGATATTGATCAGATCCTTATCAGGTCAATTATTCCCCCAGCAAAGTATTGATAAGGTAGCTGAAAAGCTTACTGGTAAAGATTTACAGGATTTTATCAGCTACACAAATCAACTACTAGGCAATATTGAGAATATTAAGAAAATTAAATTACCTGATACAGAAACTAGGGATCTCAGTTTCCTAGCAGATGCAATGGTTGGTTGTGGACTAAAAAGATATTCTAAAAAGACTTTGCAGAATAAAGTTAGGGAATATCTGAGAGAAAATAATCAGCGTGTTACTCAAAAGTATGACTATAACTGTCTATCAGGTGCAACTATAAATGGTGTACTACAACAAGAATACAGCAAATTACATCATCTGCCTTGGGGATTAACCAGCTTTTCTCAGGAGCTAGTAGAACGATCGCGCTATCTAAAAGAAGCTATCCAAATTTTAGAATCTGTACAAGTTGATATCAAAGTCATACCGACTATGAGTAACACTGGTTTGCCAGAAGAGGAAAAACTCAGGAGAGCGATCGCTGCTATCAAACGAGATTTACCTAGATATCAGTCAGAAGATAAGATGACATTGGTTTGTCTTAGGTTTCTTCAGAAATATGGCAAGGCTGGCAGACGTAAGCTATCTTCCGTAGTTCACCCTGACGTTTGTAAAGTTAAAAACTCTAAGGTATTCCAGACGATTCTTAATAGTTGTGCTGAGTTTGATGATGGTGTAGGTATACAGCAGGAGATCAATAAATTAACCAAAGCTGTTAAATCTGGTGAGCAAAGGTACAAACGTCCTTTCCACAAATCACAAAAGTGGCAAGAGTATATTGAGCGTCGTAAAGCTAATGGTTGGCATAGTCAGTATTATGGCGATGCAGTAATTGTATAAAATATTGTTTTAAATTTAAGTAGTAAAATGCTTGACAATATTTTATATAGTTTTTATAGTGTGAGTAGGTAAACAGAAGGTGATAATGGAAAACATAATAGGTAAAAGAGTTTGGATCACTAAATATGCCTTGACCACTGGGTTATTTTCAGGAGTGGTTAGAGATATAGCTGATGGAGATCCTAACTATGTATTTCTACAGGATCAGAATTATAGCGTGTACCACTTAGGTAAAGATTGCTTTCTAACCGAAAGTGAAGCGAAAGAACTCGCCAAGATAATGAGAGATAAAAAGATAAAGTCTCTTGAAAAACAGATTAAAAAATTAAAACAAATGGAGTTTTAACCATGAGTGAAATTTCAGAAATGCACCGAGAAATGTACTATGCCTGTGCATTTGATGAAGACGGTGATTATAAGCCAAAGCTAGAGTTAATTAAAAAGTCAATCAGGGAGTATTCCAAACTCACTTTAACTGATCTCATCAAGAAAGTAAAAACCAAGATCGGGGAGGAGGAAATAACACACCCATCGGTTATTGGAATTATCCAATATTTTGAGAAAAGCCGATGTGTTACAGGTAAACAAAGGGATTTACTCATTAAAGCGTTGGCTTACTCAGATTAAAACTAGCTGACCTCAGATATCAATATCTGAGGTTTTTTAGTGCCTACCAATAATCAATTAATATATTTAATTTTAGCTTCACTATTCTGCACCATACTATTCCCTGCTTAAAAGTATATTTTACATAAGCGCATATTACTAAAATCCTGGTTATGCACCATACTATTCTGGCTGCCATCTCTGTTTAGCACTCAAATAGAAATGAAAAATCAAGTTAATAAAATAACTGCAAGTCATAACCAGTACGGGTTACAGCGATTCTATCTTTTATTGTTCTATCTAGAATATTAAAATGGGAAAATTAAAGAACCCTGAAAAGTGCTGTTTTACGGTGGTTTTTTGGTAATATGAATAAAACTCAGGTGTAGGGATATGATGGAACCGGATATTGATCAGGAAACTTTATTGATTGATGCGGCGATCGCGCAACTCAAATCGGGATTAGCCAAGACGTATGTGCCTTTTACAGATATTCAGGTGTGGGAAGATAGACACATCGCTTTTGCTCAAAGATTAGAAGCTGTCTGTGAGCAGGAAGGTCTGTCTGTTCTAGCTGATAGATTAGTTAGCCGATTTGGTTGGCACTGTCTGGAAATTGAATTAATTGATCAACAATATTATTTTCCGAGCATTAGTGTTTGAACAAGAAAAAAGCCTAGAAACAATTAAGTATCTAGGCTTATATTTTATGGTTTGTCTCTATTTCCACTCAAAATAAGTCACACAGTCGCCTTCATCGGCAACATAACCATCAGGATTAAAATATTCTTCCGGCATATCCCACCGGAAATCATAAAACGCATAGCGTGTGGTCAAACCGGGATAACTTGGGCTTTCTTTTTCTTCTGATTTTTTGCCAAATAACTCTAAATCAGAACTATTGATGCAAATTCCTAGTTCCTCCTTAATACCTCTACAAGCTGCATTTATAGCCGATTCATTCAGCTTAAACTTCTCAGAAATACACCTAATATTTCTGATTCGTTCTCCTTGTCCTTTGATTAGTTGCTTAGATTCTACAAGTTGTTTTTTGTTGCAGAAGATATAAATTCTGGCAACTTGGATTAATCTGATTGGTTGGTTGTCAGCAAAAATAATCTGAGTCTCACCCTGTTCAATTTCCTCAATTAAGCGATCAAAAAGTTTTGCTTGACCGATGCCATATTTTTCTAATGGAAGTGTTAGTTTTAAAGTTTCAATCATGGTTGTTTTCTCCTAATAAAAATCCCCCTTCAATTGGGGGATAATCTCACTTTTTCTTTTTTTTGTAATCTTCCAGCATGTGGTCTACTTCAGGGAGTAGTTCTGCTGGAATGTACCTGGTTTCACCTTGACCTGTGGCGGGTCTACCACGTTTTGTAGTAGACCTGTTTTGCCACAGGTCGATTACCCCAAAGGGACGCTAGAACCAAAGGGATATGCTTTGGTAGTGGAATGAACCACCAGGGCAACCCCAAGACGGGGATTAGCAACGGCTATTGCGGCAAAATGATTCTTATATCTGAGCGCAACCATCACCAGCGCAGATGCCGGCATACCGGACACAATCGCTAACTGACCATTAGCTTCAGAAAATTCAACAGAAGCTAGTTCTTCCTGTTCATTAATGGGATTCTGTGGGCTGGCGGGTTCGCCGTTGTTGCCCAAAATTTCAAGTAGAGAAAAAGAGTCTTTGCGTGTAATTTTGATTTGCATATTTTTTGTACAACCATCCCGGTATGGTGTATTTGATAAATGATCCGGGTACATATAGGTTGATTGTTGTCAACCACTCAGATGCAACGAACTTTTGCTGATTGCATCTGAGTGATTGCCTATCTAAAAAAAATCAGATAAGCAATCAAAAATTAAACACGGCTTGCAACTAAATTAAAAACTTGAATATCAAACCACCGATGCCATTCTTCCTCACGCCAAGAATGTGGCACTGGCAAATCATTGTAGACGGATTCCCATTCTCTTTGATCATGGTAGAAGACAGAAATAGCCGCACTAGAATTTCCTTTTCCAATAACAACATCACATCCGTTGAGTTTTATCACTTTGACAAAACTGGAATCAGAAACTAATTCCTGATAAACCTGTTGATTGATTGCAGATTGAGATTCTTCTTCTTGTTCTTGTTCTTGTCGACCCTCTGAATGATTAGGATCAACATGAGGAACACGATTAAAGAAATCAGAACCACCATTTGACCAAGGGGAATTTGAAAAAGCTGGCATAACCTTTACCTCTGTTTTTGTTCTTTGTTTCGTCCTTATGTAATCTAATATATTTTATCTAAGATAAATTGTCAAGCAATTTTTTCTTAGATTTATACTTAATTTTCTCAAGTCATTTTATACTTCGCAAGGGACTAGCAGATAATAAAAAACTCCTAACCAGGAGTCAGGAGTCGGTTGTTATTTGATGGTTTGATAAACTTCGTTAAATAAGTCTATTCCATCTTTTAATCCGATGAGGTGCTTGCATCGGATGAGCTTAATAGCCTCTATTTTGGGGAGGCTACCAAGTTTTACCTCTTGACACAGGTGTAAGATATAGCGTCGGAAGTGACGCTGTTGTTTATGACTAAGGGAGTCATAAGGGGAAAGGTAAGGATTGTGAGAATATCCTGTGTTTCCGTAGTCCCCTTTAGGAAGAGAACCTTGGAAACGTTTTGGACGGTCCAATTTCCAGTTTGCGTATATCATAATAGTTTCCTCAGTAGATGACATTCGCTTTTTTACCCTCTTCATAAGCAGCCATAGCTACTTTAGAGGGAAGACGGGAGAAAAACTTTTTCAGGATTTAAAATTAAGCGAGACTTAATCTCGCTCTCGCTTAAAATCCCCGCATTCGGGTTTAGCATTTGGTTTAGAGAGTCATGGCTTTAGCCAAAAACTTCTCTTTTAAAACTGTTTCTTTCTGCTGCATACCACGGGTATACTGGATTTTAACCCAGGTATCCCCAAAATCTTCCCATTCTGCAATGACCTTGCAGTAGCAAGCGTCATAAAGATGGGTAGGTTCTGGTTTTGGCTCTGGTTTTGGCTCTACTTTTGGCTCTGGTTTTGGTTCTGGTTTTGGTTCTGGTTTTGGTTCTGGTTTTGGTTCTGGTTCTGGTTCTGGTTTTGGTTCTGGTTCTGGTTTTGGCTCTGGTTTTGGCTCTGGTTTTGGTTCTGGTTTTGGTTCTGGTTTTGGCTCTGGTTTTTCTATATTTTGTTTCTTCCAGTTGAGAAATTCTCCAGTTACGTCTGGGTACTCAGCTTTTACGATAGCTTTTACTACTGGGGTATTCCAATTTAAAAATACCCAACGCAACACATTCATTTGATATGCAAAGGCTTCTGGGTCGTGAGGTTTGTAGTAGGAGTAATGAAACTCCAGTTTTGATATCCGATTTAACAAGGAATACCTTAGATATTCAAGGTCTATATCTTTTACATCTACCCCTCTCAGGGTTACAATTTCCTCAAACTTACCCTTCACTTCCACATACATAGCAATCCCGTATGATACAGTTCCTCTTCGAGAGGAAGATGCTGTTGCCTGAATATAACAATATGAATTTATGTAGTTTCTCTTGCCTCTAGCAAAACGAGAACTCACCAAGCTGCGTCCACCAATAGTCAAATTTAAATTATCCATTTTCCTAAGCAGAGTCCCTACCATCTGCACCCCGTGAGGCTTGCGGGTTATTTTGGGATAATGTGTTTTTGCCTCATGTAATCTAATATATTTTATCTTAGATAAATTGTCAAGCGATTTTTTCTAAGATTTATACTTAATTTTAGGAAGTTTATTTTATACTTGTACTGACTACGTGCTGTAACTTGACAATTGAGATAAAATAGCTAAAATAAAAAGGACTGCTGGTAACAGTCCTAAAATGATTAATATTTAAAAATTGTGTTCTCTAATAGTCAGTGGAAGTTATTTCTTCTGCTGATTTTTGCTTTTCTGCTATTTCTTGACATTCATAAAATATTTGCCTATAATATAAACAGCCCGCATAATAAGGTACACTTCCCTCGATCAGTGCTTAGTTCTCTTAGGAGATTATTAGAAAAGCGATTGGCTATTTCCCACTACTGGGGATAAACAGTAGCCTCCAGTCGGCAGTACAGGGTAAATAGGCTGGACTCCGTGATAAGAGGTTTTATAGGCGAAACTCCTATAATGAAAAAGTCACTATGTCTTTAAGGCTATCTGTCTGACAGAAGGAACTTCCTTGAATAAAGTTGTCAGAACGATATAAAACAAGCTACAAGTCGCGCCTAAGAAGCACAAAAAAAAAGAACACCTATAAAAAATAGCTTGACACTAACCTATAAACCTTTAGCGGGGTTTATTAATCTGAGAAAGCAACCTCCTAGCTGTGAGGATTTGATAATAAAAGCTCTCGTCCCTTAGCGGGGAATAAGTCTCCTAAGTCAAATGAAACAGTAGACGTAAGCTATAGATGCTTATGATTACCTAAAAATTTAATATATTTGACAGGACATTAAAAAGTTTGTTTTCTTAATGTTCAGACATTTGTCATGTCTATAAATAGTTAAAATAGTACAAATTTACTAAAAATATTAACTAAAACAGTTTTGATGTAATCTAGGCGACTATAGAAATTTAAAATATTGAGTATTTACGTAAGATTAAATATATTACTTTTCCAGAATAAAGGTAAGATTCATAGTATTTTCAGCCTGAAAGTATTTATTTTTCAAGGGTTCTGATCCAAAGTTTGTAATAGAAATAATATAATCTTACAATTTTTGGATCAGTTATCTATACTTAGATAGCTCTGTAATCCTTACCTAGCAATAGTTATAAGGATTTTACACTGTTTACCTATGTCCTGGAAAAAGCTGCACCGTTCTGGAATTTTTCCTAGATGTCTAAAAAGTTTATGGAAAACTTTGCACCGTTCTGGAATTTACACTAAAATTCAAAAATTAGATCATTTTTATCTGTTGTTATATTAGCTACTCAAAATTTATTATACACTTATGCTTAAATTTAATAAATTCCATGAAACAGCTTGACATTTTATGGAGAATGTTTTAATATTGTATTGTCCTTAAAAAAACATTTTTATGACAAAAAAAGGGAGGAGAGAACTTTTCACTTGTGTTGAGGTAGACATTGAGATGGTAGAACATCTCAAAATGCTATTTAAGGAGAACACCAGTTCTAAGGCAGTCAAAAAAGCATTAGAGATGTTCTGTAAATACGACATAGACCTGATTAGGTCTATGGAATTTGACAAAGAATATGCTTACCAGATGCCTGAAAGGATGAAACAGTTACTTTGTGCTGCTTCAGGTCAAAGGAATTGGCAAAACGCCGTTAATGACCTTGTGATTGAATATTTGGATAAACAGTATCCATCAGTAAAATAGGTAAAAAAACATGGCAACCCGTAAACAAAGACAACTAGCAAAAGAAGATAAAGAATTATCTATCTTTGGAACAACTCGGAAGGTAGAGCAGGAGGAGTCAAGTCTACCAGGGTGCTTTAAGATCCTTTGGGATAAAAAAGCAGGTGAATACCTGCACTTCAAAAGAGAGACTATCAATATGTCTCTAATCCCTCTAGTTATCGGGAACGATGAAACAGCCACGGTCATAGTTGTTTCAGTTTTTGATGCCTTTGTAGAGTGGGATGGGAGATTTGCCCCGATGTGCTGTCTCAGAGTAGCTATAGGTAAAAAGGAATTATTTGCCTGGTTGCCTTACACTAAGTTTGATCGCAAACGGTTAGACTCGTTAGCGTCTAAACTGGCAGGAACTCTACCATTTGAACAAGACATCAATAAAATAAAGGGATTAATCGAATGGGATGTACCTTGTGCAGAAATACTCAAATTTGGGCAAATACCTGAAGAAATAGATTCTTTTGATGAGCCTGATGGTGTAATTGAAAGTGTTGTAGGAATGTGCGCGATCGCTTGTGGCTCTGAAGCTAAGGAAGATGAAGAGGCTTTAACAGAAGCAGATATGCTTTTGCTACAACAATTTGAGGGAGTCTTTGAAGCGATAGAGGCTGAGAAAGAGGCCAAAAGACAAGCCCTAGCAGAAAAGAAAGCGGCTAAGGCTGTCAAGAAAGAAACCGCTAAGGTACAGGTTAAGCGGACTAGTAGGTAGGTCAAAGCCATCAGTTCTCTAAAATTTAACATAATATGCCGGGAAATTGTACGAGTTTTCGTTAAGTTTCCTGGCATTTTTATTTTTATGATAATTTCCTCATTCGCATAACAGCTATTGACAAAAGCATCTGTTATAGTTATTGGTGTACAGCTATAAAGGATAAAATCATGCGTCCATCGCTTAACCGGACAACAGAGATAAAAGCCAGATGCACCGAGACTTGCAAAGAGAATTTAACGAGAAAACTAATTTCTATAGGATATGCCCGCAGTTATGGAAAAACTATCAATCCAGACTTAGTTAATTTCGTGGAAGTCTTATCCAGTAAGTCTTTGGAGTGGTTTCAAGAAAATTTTTCAAAATCACTTGACAAGTTAGAATAGATGGTGTACATTTATAAATGTGGAGAGAAAGTTAAAGCAACTTAACTTAACTCTCTATCGCTTACCTGCTGCTAGTAAGTGAGCGATCGCATTCACAAAGACAAGGAAAAAGAACATGAAAACTGTACAGACTAAATCCAGCAACTTCGTGTTGGTATCTTCAGACCGACACGAGATGGGCATCTCGTGTCCTTACTTAAATCACTGTGATTTAGATTATCGGAAAGAAAAGGAGAAAGACTACGCTGAATACAATCTTCAAGAATACTATCAGGAAACCTTTGGACAAGGTATGTTCCAAGGTTACGACTATGGGAACGACATAGGGTTATCAGACCCTTTCGCTGACGAGATTCTCAAATCTGATGTCCTACTAAGGCATGAAGAAGGCTGAATCGGCAATCTTTATAGCTAGTGGGGACGCAATCAATAAGCCGAAACGGGAGCAATCCCGTCTACTCAAGATTACAACTTGGGTGCTGATGAAGGCAAGTTAAAAAATAAGGATTTTACAATGACTGCAATACTTTCAACTTATAACACCACTACTACTGGTGAATTATTTGTTATTTATGGCAAAACTGCTCCAGCAGGAAACTATTTAGGGGAGCCAGAGAAACCAGCGTTACCGGTGAATGTGACTTTCACTATGAGTGGAGAGCAATATCAAGGTCAGCGCAGAAACAAATACTGGAAAGTAGATGGGAAAGCTACCGCAGTAATCGAGGGTAAAGAATATACCATAGATTATATGTATGACGGACAAGACAGACATCCCAGCAATACTCATGATGCTTTACTGAAAATAGCTGGTAATCTTTCAAAAGCATCAGGACTAAGAGTCGGGATGTCAGATCCTGCAAACTACAGTGATAATTGGCGATGGTTTTAATTGGTCATCTTGACCAGGGTAGGATAATGCATGAGTAAAGGCATCCTGTGGGGTGTAATCCAGTCACCCCTAATCATTCCGTCATTCCAAAACCAAAAGACAAGCCCTAGCAGAAAAGAAAGCTGCTAAGGCTGTCAAGAAAGAAACCGCTAAGGTACAGGTTAAGCAGCCTAGTAGGTAGGTCAAAACTATCAGTTCTCTAAAATTTAACATAATATGCCGGGAAATTGTACGAGTTTTCGTTAAGTTTCCTGGCATTTTTATTTTTATGATAATTTCCTCATTCGCATAACAGCTATTGACAAAAGCATCTGTTA